TCATTTGGCTTTCTTCCTGTCTGAATCCTCAATGTCGGGAGAAATGTCGGGAGATTGTGTCGCCGATCTCGTTTTGGCGGCTCGCTCCATCGCATCCAGAACCTCGTCATGGACGACGTGCGCGTACTTCGTCGTGGTCGTGATGCTGGTGTGCCGAAGGAGCGTCTGGGCGATCTTGATGTTACCCGAGGCGCGCATCACACGCGTCGCGGCGGTGTGCCGGTTGTCGTGGAACCGATAACCGGGAAGGGCGGTCTTCGCGAACCGCCGGAAGGCCGTCTTCAGCCCTTCGTATGTGATCGGATATCGCCCCCCGACGCGCCGGACCTCGCTCGCGCGCTTGGCGACGTAGGTGAACACGAATTCCGGATGCTGCCCCTGAAGGGGCCACAGCAACTCTCGGATGCTCGGGGGCATGGGGATCGGGGCCAGCTTGTCGCCCTTCCCCTTGATCCAGATCTGACGGCCGCCCCAGTCCACGTCTTGCCAGCGCAGGCTCACGCACTCATTCAGCCGGCAGCCAGAGAGGAGCGCGAACCGCACGATCGCGTGGTAGTCCGGCCGCAGGCTCTTGAAGAGCTTCGTCTCCTCGTCGTCGCGCAGTTCTCGGACCCTCTCCTCGGGTTCCTTGAGGAGGTGGTCTCGCCATCGGATCGGCGCGACCGGCTCGCGCCAAACCTCGGCAGCGCGTTTCAGGATGCGCCTCAGCACTTCGGTCACGGTGCGGTTCACGGTCGCGTTCGAGACTGGCACGCTGATCTCGCCGCGCTGGACGGCATCACGACGCCGCTTCTGGACGAGCTTGGCGACCGTGGCTCCCGTGATGGCGGGAAGCCGCGTCCCTTTCCCTACCTCGCGCTGCAACCATGCGAGCGACCACTCGATGCCACCGGATGTCGAGGCGAATTGCCCAACCTCCTCCCAGTAGCGCGTCGAGGCGACCCCGAACGTCATGGGCTGCCTCCCGAGAGCGGCAGCCTCTTCAAGTTGCTTCCGCGCTTCCGACTTCCTGGCGCGCTCGAAGGCGTCGGCATCCCGCTTAGACGTGCACTTCGTCGAGCCGTAAAATCGATGACCGCCGATATCGAAGTCGTAGAGGAAGAAGCGGCGTCCAGTTTTCCGGTAGGTCGACATCCGGCCTTCCTCTGCTCAGCCAAGAAGTTGGCCACGTCGTCAGGGTGAAACATCCGGCGCTCGCGCTGCAAGCCGCGCCCGGTGGGAATGTAGGGGAGACGTCCGTCGCGGACGTGCTCGCGCAGCGTCCGAGGTGTGATCCCTAGGGAATCGGCCACCTCCTGGGGGGTGAGGAGCTTCGTCATAACGGGCAACCCTCCTCGATCCACGCGGCCAACTCGCCTTCGCGCCGGAACCATTCCCCCACTGCCTGCTGCCCGGCGAACCGGCGATGCAACGCACGCTCGTCGAGCGTGCTGCCCGCGAAGATGGCCACCGTCACCAGCTTGAAGGGAGAAGCAGTCTGGAGGGATGCGAGGCGCCGCCCTGGATCAGAAGCGAACCCGATTTTGATATGCTCGCCGGAGGCCACGACATAGACCTTGCCGTGGCGCACAGGCTGCTTTGGCCGGTGCCGATCTGGGCCGCCCTTCCTGATCCACTTGCGGATCGCCAGAACATTGTACGAGTAGCAGTCAGAGAGCTTGGCCGCCGTTGGCACGTCGCCATTCTCGCTGAGCCGGCGAAGTTCGCCCAACGGGATACCGACGACCGAAGCAAGCTCCTTGTCGCGGATCCTTTCAACTCGAAATGGCTTGTTCGGGCGATGGCCGATTGGAGCCTGCACGCGCCGCAGCGCTTCGCCCAGGATTTCGGCGACTTCGCGCGCTCCGATGCGTTCCCGCGCCCCCATGCTACTCGTCCTCAGGCGGGGCGGGCCGCCAGTGCGAGGGGCCGTGACCGCTATCCTCGCACCACGTGAAGGACTCGTCCGGCGCTTTCCACAGGCCGATCTCCAGCGAGACGAGAGGGTTGTCGCCGATCGGGTTCCAGCGCATCCGGTAGGAGCCCACGTCCTCGTGCATCAGCTCGACGACAGTCCCATCCCTCGGCGCCGTCTCGATCGGCCTCCAGTCGTCACCCATGGCTGGGGTCCTCCGGTTTGGAGCGGGCGGTCGCGAGGGTCTGCCGGAGCCTGGCGAACAGAGACGATGGCGCGCCCTCGCCTGCATCGAAGTGGGACGCCATCTCCGATCGAATCCGATCCTCCTCCCGGGCAAGGTCTTTGCGCCACTTCATCCCGGTGCCGCCTTCCCACCTGCATTTGTGGACGCGCATCTCCTCAGCTTCTGGCTCCGTCCCCTCGAATTCGAAGGTGCCGTAGCCCGAAACTCGGATGAGCCATGTTGTCGTCTTAGCCGCCATGCTTCTTCTCCTGGGTCGCGAGTGAGCGGAGGAAAGCCGAGAGGAGAAACCTCGGCAGGGCGTCCCAAATATTCTGCTCCGGCGCGCGACGGTCTCGACCCTCGATCGCCCCGAGCAGCAGGTATTCGCCTCGGACCGGCAGCTTCTCCCGTATGTGGGCGGTCACGGCGTCGAGACTGGAGGTCAGGGGTGGGATTCGGAGGGAGTTCATCAACACGATGGCGCCATCGCGGTCGATCACGAGCGTTTCGCCGCCGGCCTCTTTTCGGGCGGCTTTAACCCACGCGCGGTCCTTGCCGGGGAAACGCATCCCGAAGGCCCACGAAGCACTTCCTGACCCGATGGAGACGTAGCCCGTTGGGCCGCCATCCGGTGCTTTCCCTACGGGCCTCGCGAACACGTCGAACATCACCTCCGCGTCGAGATCGCGATCCGCCCCCTTCGCCCCTTCGACCTTCTCAGCGAGACGGAGCAGTTCTTCTGGATTAGCCATCGCTGTTCTCCAGGCTGGCGAGGTACTGGCGGCCGGCTTCAGTCACAGCCCACCGTTCGCGCAGGTGATTAAGGCGTTTGACGCCAGCCACGCCTTTATCGGCGAGCCGCCAAAGTCGGGTCGTAGTCAGGCCTCTGGGGAGCCTCGTCAGCGCCTCGCCTCCCCAGGTCGTGAAGGATATCGGAGAGCACTCCGCTAGCGCGCGCAGATCCTGAACCTGCCGGGCCGTCAGCTTCGGTCTCTCAGCCATTGTTCTTCTCCGCGAGAGAGCGGATGGCGGCGGCGATTCGACCGACGATGTTAGGGGCTGCGAAGCAGAAGTGGCTCTCAGCGACCTTCGCCGCCTCCTCCGCCATCTCCCGGCGTCCCTCGGCTCTTGCGCGGGCGAGGTCGGCAGGGTGGCGCTCGATCAGATCGGCGGCTTCCTCGCATCTACCCGCCGCCTCAATGTCAGGCTCAATGCCGATGCCGGCATCTCGATACGCCCTGGCCGCCTCTCGCAGCCTCTCCACGATCCCATCCGCTGCGACAGGATCGGGTGCCGTCTCTCCGGCCGGAGCGGCGAACGCGGGATCGAGTCTCCGCATCGCCATGTATGCGTACCCCAGCGGGCCGCCGCCCTCGTCTGGACGCTCGCTCGGAGTTACGCTGCACACATCCGCTTCTTTACGAGCATACGCCGTGTAGCCGGCCTGCAACATCGCAACCGATGGCTCGTCCTTGCTACCAACCGGAGCGTCCGGTGAGAGGCGGGCGGGTGCTACGAAACCGCGATAGAAGCGACGGGCGATATCGCGGAACTGCTCCTGCGTGTCGCGCGGGACCATTCTAAGCCATCCGTCGCCCCTCTGGCCCGTATCGTCTTCGTGTTCGGGCCAGGAATAGTGCGGAAAGCTTGGGTCTGGGTAGACGACTTCATCGTGGAGCCACTGCGCAATGCGCTCGATCTCGTCCACCAGCTCATTCGGTTTGGTGGTCATGACGGGTCTCCGGAGGCGGGAGGTGCGATCGTAACGAACAGGCCAAGGCCAGAAGCCTCCATCGCTCCCAGCGCCTGTTGGCCCATGCCGACTAGGACAATGCCGTGGCCAGGAGAGCCGCCAACCGACCCATCAGGCCGGATGAACTTCGTCTTCCCGCGCGGGAAAAGAAGGCCTTCTGCACGAGGAACCAACTCGTCATGGAACCAGCCGCTCGACGTGTACGCGCGGACGATAGCTACGCCTTGGCCGTGCGCGAGAAACCTGCGCAGCCAAGGGATATGCCCCTCACGACCGCCGAATGGCGGGTTCATGAAGACGAGCCCCGTCCACAGTTGGGAAAGTCCATCGTCCGCGATCGTGTAGACACGCCGGGCCGGCACCCAATGGCCCGGCCCCGGAGAACACGGGTCCAGGTCGAACGTCAGACCGAGCGCATCGAAGATCGCGGGCGGCGTATACCAATCATCGGACTTGCCGACGCAGGGCTCGTGCTCGGCCATCTCACCCCTCCTTCGCGGTCGGGGCGGGGGCGGCGCGGTCCAGGCGCTCACCATCCGCGAAGATGAGAGCGGCGGCCTTGACGAGGTTTCGGCGGCGGTCGGCAGGCTTCCACCACGACCAGTGCCAAGGCCAAAGAGGGGCGCCCCATACCTTTTCTGTCCCGAGCGCGTAGCAGGCGGCGGCATCGGAAAGTTCACCCTTGTCGTGCTTGTCGTCGTGCTCAGGCGTCCAACCCTCGACCTCGATCTGACGGCGGCGCTCGGCGAGCACGTCGGACGCGAACTGAGACATCAGCATCGGCTGGGCGACTTCGAGGGTAGCGCGGGCTTCTTCTTCGCACTGACGCCACAGGTCGTCAGGCAGCCTTGACCCCGTTGGGTCCTTTACGAGCCCCATCTTGTTCGCCGCGATCAAGCGCGCTTCCCGCTCGACAGCCTCCTCGCTCACCCCACCACGGGCCTCTAGCTGACGCTTGAGGGTGGAGAGTTCGGATTCGGCGGCGGCCATGCATTCGACAGCGCCTTGCCCACCGGCCTCGGTGGCGTTCGCCATCTCGACGAAGTTCCCATTCGTGAGGTCTCGGTCGTAGTCGGTCCCGCCGAAGATCGCGGCCCGGAGATCGTCTCGTTCGGCTTCTGCCTTGGCGAGCTTCGCGTTGAGGTCGTCCCGCTCCGTTGTGACACGGACGCGGGCGTCATTCGTCCTGCCTTGAATGCAGGCCCAATGATCCGCTTCCGATTGTGCTCTGTCCCGCTCGGCTTCTGCCTTGAGGCGGGCGGCTTCACCTTCAGCACGACCGGCCTTCAAGCCCTCCTCGTACTGGCCCCTCGCGATTGCGCCGATCGAGAGGTCATGGACCTCCCCCGCCTCCTTCTCCGAAGCCCCTTGGCCGGCGGAGAGTTGAGACTGTTCTTCCACCTGCTCGACGGCATCACGAGCCACGCGGATGGACGCGTAGAGCATCCCTCGAATTGCGCTGTCGGAGACGCTGACCAAATCAACTTCGTCCGGAGAGCCGATCGTTCTCAGCGCATCCAGGAGTTCGGCAATGATCTGGTCCTTGGCTTCGGGCCCAGACTCAGGGATGGATCCAATGGGAGGGATCATGGCCGGGCTCCTGTGGAGGGCTGGCGGCGCTGGACGACTGTTCCGTCCATCCGCTTCTTGAGGTGGCTGTTGCGGCCGCCCTGAAGCCGCCGGCCGCGGCGGGGCTCCGGGGTTTCGCCGACGTCCTTCGCGAGAAGGCGGGCCTGGAACTCAGCTTCCTTCTTCGTCAGGCGGCGGGTGTGCGCGATCTCGCCGGCATCGGCGCCGCGCGTGGTCGCGCCCGTGCCGAAGGTCTTCGCCCGGTGATCGGCTTTCGAGCGCCAGATCAGGGCCCGCGGATCGTGCTGGTGGGGCTGGTGCTCGCCTGTCACCGGATCAATCGGGCGAAGCGCCAGCGCCGGGAAGTGATCGAGCTCCGCGTCCGTCGGCTCAAGCCCGAGCTGATAGAGCGCGGCCCAGAGCTGGATCTTCATCGGGACCTTGCGGCGGGGTTCGGCAGGGCGGGCCATCACTGCACCACCGTCACGCGCTGAGCGGCCCGCGTGACCGCCGTGTACTTCCAGCGCCAGGCGTCCTCTCGGCAGAATGACGACTCGTCGAAGACGACGACATCGTCCCATTGCGAGCCCTGCGCCTTGTGGCAGGTCAGGGCGTAGCCGTATGTGAACTCCTGGGTCCCGCGGCGCTGCTCCCAGGTGAGGCGATCCTCGCGCCCGTCGAAGAACTCAGGCAACACGCGGATCTCGGTCGGCTCAACCTCGACGTGGTCCTCCGACGTGACCAGCATCTCGACGAGCTCGCCCGGCCTGCCCATGGATTCGACGCGCCAGATGCCGCCGTTCAGGAGCTTCTTCTCCCGCTCGTTGCGCAGGCAGACCAGCTTATCGCCAACCTGCGGCCCGGACGGGTCCATCCCTCGAAGCGAGCGGATGCGATCGTTGTAGGCTCGCCGCGTCTTGTTCATGCCTACGAGCACCTGATCGGCGGCGAGAATGCGCTGAGCGTCGATGTCCTCGCGACGGATCACGCGGCTCTCGCCGTAGTCGCCGAGATCGAGCCGGCCGCCCTCCCGTATCCTCATCGACATTGCGATGATCGGGTTGTCCCGCGCCTGACGATGGACCTCTGTCAGCATGACGTCCGGATCGGCAGCGGTGAAGTAGCCAGTGCCTTTGACGGGCGGAAGCTGGGCGGGATCGCCGAGTACCAGGACTTTCGTGCCGAACGAGAGGAGGTCGGCGGCGAGCGCCTCGTCGACCATCGACACCTCGTCGATCACGACGAGCTTCGCATCCTTGACGGTGCTCGCGGGGTTCAGCCGGAACTTGGGCTCCCAGCCCTGCGCCGCCTCGTCGATCGAGTAGATCATCGAGTGGATCGTCGAGGCGTTCCGGCAGCCCTTCCGGTGAAGCATCAGGGCGGCCTTGCCGGTGAAGGCACCGAACAGCACCTTGCCCTTCACGCCCTCCGCGAGATCCTTCGCGAGCGTCGTCTTGCCCGTGCCGGCGTAGCCGAACAGGCGGAAGACCTGGCTCGACTCGTCCTTCAGCCAGCGGCGGACCTCCTTCACGGCCGCCTCCTGTTGTGGCGACCATGTCATGCTGCAGCCCTCCGCTCCGCATAGTCGCGGTCCTTCTCGAGCATCCGGACAATCGACGGCAGGCCGATCTCCTCCGCGAACGCGATGGCTCGATCATGCTCGAATGGTTCAAGGAGCATCGCCTCGATCGGGGTCGAGTAGTCGACGCAGCAGTCGAGGCTCACGAGACAGCGAGAGGTCAGCGCAAGGTCGGCGTTGGCCGCAACCTTCACCCACATAGCGGCCGGCTTCTTCGCCGCCGCCTTCTCTGGTGCAGCCGCGAGCACTGCTGCAAGGCTGCCGAACTCGGCCACCAACTTCGCCGCCGTCTTGATGCCGATGCCCGGCACACCTGGCACGCCGTCGCCAGGATCTCCCGCGAGCCCCTGGACGTCGATCACGAGATCGGGTGGAACGCCGAACTTCTCGACGACTTCGTCGTGCCCGAAGAGTCGCGCCGGCCGATAGCCTGGATAACCCTCGACCCCGCATTGGGGATCGAACACTTGGACACCGGGACGGACAAGTTGCAGCAGATCCTTGTCGCCGGAGATGATCAGGCATGACGCGTCCTGCTCGACGGCCGTGAGCGCGTAGGTCGCAATGAGATCGTCGGCCTCGTAGCCGGTCTCCTCGACTGCGCAGATCCCCATGGCCTCGGCAGCCACGCGCATGAGCGGCATCTGGACGTGGAGATCGTCATCGAGAGGCGGGCGGCCCGCCTTGTATGCCGGGTAGATCTCGTGTCGCCAGTTCCTCCGCCCGGCATCGAACACCATGCCCATGTGCGTCGGGACGCGATTGTGCGCGCCCCGCTTGCGCCACCAGAAGAGCCTCTCGGCGAAGCGCTTCACGGCACCGATGGGCTCGCCGCGATCATTCACGTTGTACGCTTGATCTTGGAGCTTCGAGCTGTGGTAGTCCCGGTGGATGAACGACGAGGCATCCACGAGGAAGAGATCGTCGGTCGGTCGGAGCGCGTTCATCGGAAGCTCCCGCGGATCCGGCGCTGCTTGGCGCGGAGGAGTCCGTCGACATCGAGCCCCGGGACGACCTGGGTGGAGAGCACCCCCATGGAAGCCATCCCGAACTCGATCATCTCGTCGTGGTCGAACGTGGAGAGCGAGCGCGGATTGATCGTCACACCGCCCCCCATAGTGAGCCAGGAATCGACGTGCCGAAGCTCGGTCTTGAGGAACGTCATCAGCGCGTCGGATGTCGGCCAATCCGTGTTCGGATAGACGTCTCCAACCACGGCGTAGAGGAGGCGCCGATAGGCAGGGTTCGGCGCGCGGAAGAGCGAGACTTCGACATCGCTGCCCACAGGGAAGCGCGCGAGCTCGTCGCCTGCGTGGTCATCGGCCGGGGCGAGCCCCGTTCCCGTGACCCTCATCATGGCGCTGGGGAGATCGCGAGCGGCCATGTTCAGGCGTCCGCCGGACGAAGAGCGTCAACGCGGCCATGGACGGCCTTCTTGGCCTCCTCGTAGAGAGCCTGCTTCACGCCAAGGTCTTCTCGGAGCTTCGACTCGTGCAGGAAGCGGCGCTTGAGATCCCGGGCCTCGTCATACGTCTTGGCTCGTTCCGCCATCGCGACGCGCTGCGCGACGTACTGCTCCGCGGAGGTGGGCTGGGCATCGACGTCAACCGAGGCAGCAAGTGGCGTGTCGGCCTTCCCTGCGGCGTTGGCCTTTTCGGATGGGGGCGCGAACCTCGCGATCAGAGATGTGATTTCGGCCTTCAGCTTTCGCTCCGCGGCCGCATCGATCTCGATCTCGCGGCGAAGCGCCTTCGACGAGTTCCATGCCTCCGACATGCGCTTGGCAGTGTCGGTGTCGACGACCTTCGCGGCGGCGCCCTCAATCCACGCGATATAGTCGGCCGGGCTCTCGATATCGGGCAGATCGAATGGGTCGGCCGGTTTCGCCGTCGCAGGCGTCGTCTCGGTCGCTGGCTTCCCGATCCGGGTCAGCGTCTCCGCTTTCAGCGCGCGCGCCCGGTCGACGCCATCCTCCGTCTGCTCGAGGAGCGACTCCGCATCGAAGTCGTCGTAGAACTCCTCGACTTGGTCGGCCGTCTTCGCGAAGCCGAGTTTCTCCTTCAGCTCCACCAGGATCTCGTCAGGGGTCTGCCTCTCGTCCTCGGTAAGCTCGGTCTGAGCCACAGCCGATGCGGCATCCGTCGCGACCTCGGTGACCTCCGCTTCCTCGATGTGTTCGGTCTGCGGCTGGACCGGCTCGTTTGCCGCCTTCGCCTCGACCGGTGGCGGGCTCGGCGGTGCGCGGCGCGCCTTCGCGGGACGGGCCTCTGCCGTCTCATCCTCATGGCCGATCATCTCCTCGGCGATCGCCATGCCCTTGAGGATGTCCGCGAAGGTGTCGCGCAAAGCGAAGGCGCGGGCGCGCATCTTCAGCATTCGCTTCGGGCTAGTGACCCAAGGGGTCGGCCCTTTGGACCCGGACTTGCCCCACAGCTTCGCCGTGATGGCATCGGCGATGGAGAACTCCTCCTCCTTCGCCTTCTCGCCGGCCCGCTTCACGCGACAGATGGCAGTGTAGAGGCGCTCGTCTCCCTTCGGGTCGGCCCAGTTGGTGGGTGGCTTGCCTTCGTATCGCTCCTCGAACTCCTCGAGTTCACCGGACGCCCGCACCATAGCCAGGGAGAGGTCGCCCCAGATCCGTGGCGCGCCGTTGATGACCGCGATCCCCTGGAGGGCCTGCATCGGCTTGATGCCCAGCTCGAGCCCGGTCATCAGCGCGACCATGACCTTCTCAGGCCGGTCCATGCCGTAGGGCACGAGGCCGCTCGCGAAGATGGCCGCCGACAGGCGCTGCACATCCTCGAAGGTAGCCGGCACGATGGCGTTGACCTGCCCGCCGGCGACAATCGGAGTACGCTGCGGCGCGACGGTAGCGAGTTCCTGGCTCAAGTTGTTCTCCCGATTTTGCGGCTCAGCGAGCCCTTTGCTCTTCGACGAGGCGTGCGCCCTCGACCTCGCCGCCAGAACGCAGGAGCTGGTGGACGACTTGATCGAAGACGGGTCGGACGATCCGGTTTTCCTTGAAGGCCTTCGTCGCCGCGACCTGAGCCCACGCTTTCTCGAAATCGTCGAAGGCGACGGACGTCACGGTCATCAGCGAGACCTTCCGGCCGCCCCCAGCGCCCCCGGCTGTGACCTTCGCTTCGGGAGCAGGACGACCGGCTTCGAGCGCCGCCTTCCGCTCCGCCGCTTTCCGGGCGGTCTCGGCCTTCAGAAAGCCACCGATAAGATCGGTGATGCGCTCGCGGCTGCGCTTCCGATCCGCGACGACAGGAGCCCAGAGCTTCTCGAGGCGGTCGGCCTCGGCGAGTACAGGCGCCTTCTCTGTGCGCTTGCCTTCGGCCGCCTCGTCTTCGAGCGCCTTCAGATCAGCCTTGAACTTGCCGGCGGTGTCGGCGTCGGCCTGTGACTTGATCTCGCCGCCGATGCCCTGCACCCACTTCCTGATCTTGCGGTCGAGTTCTGCCCCGCGATCCGCAATGTCAGCGTGTTTCTCGGGCGGCGTGTTCGGGCGGTCCTCGTGCGGGTTGCCCGTGTCCTCGTCGCCGGCGGACTCGCGCAGAGCACGCTCTTCCGGCCAGCCGTGGCCGTTGATCACGCCCTCGTAGACCTCGTGCGAGATTGCCTTCGACCGGCTGAAGACCCTCTCGCAGAACTCCTCATCGGCAAGTTGGTCCTCACCATCGGCGCCCAGCCGACCGACAAAGTCCTCGACGTCCTCATCCCAGAAGACCGCAAGCACCTGGCGGCCGATCTTTGTCCGAAGCTCGTAGTACCCCTGAGCCACCTTCCCCCGAGGCAGGGCGCGCGGGAGCCCGGACAGTTCCTCCCGCCAGGACGTCCATGCATCCTCGTTCGGCGCGATCTGGGCGCTCATCGTCTACTCCGCGGCTTGGCGTTGAGAGGCGGCGGCGAGCTGCTGCTCGCGCTCGACGAGAGCGCTGGCGCGGAACAGCAACCACCTGATCATCTGCAGGCGGTCAGGTGCACTGCCGCGCTGCTGGGCCATGATCTGAGAGCCGGCTTCGACCACGCAGACCTGGGCGACGCTCAACAGCGGGTAGAGGCCCTCCATCCGCGAGATGTGTCCGACCATGCCGACGAAGGGCTCGTGCTGAGGCGTAAGCGGGCCGCCGTGGCAGGTGTTCGGCGGGAGGAGAGGGAAGCGGGTCATGCGCGCGCCACCGGCGTCACGGGCACCACCAGCTTCTCGCTCTCGCAGTTGAGCGACCTCAGAGCGTGACGGGTGACCCCGGCTGCGAAATCTTGGGCCGCCTGCTCAAGGTCGCCTTCGAACGAATTGCTCACCACCGAGGCAAGGGCATTGCCGAGCCCCTGCCGCATTCCTTCGATGATCGCGTCGATGGGCGTCGCCCGGTCGAACTCAGCGAGGAATGCGGAACGGACACCTACCTGGATCTCGACAATGATCCTCGCAATGGCGCCGTCTGCGCCGGACTTTTCCATCTCCCGACGGATATGGTCCGGAAGGACCGCGTTCCGCCCAGCATCCTGGTTCGGCGTGAGACTCGTCATCGGTCGCTCCTGCCAAGTGCTGAGGCCTCGCCATCGGCATCCTGATGCGGGCACGGGCCCGGAGCCCGACGAGGCCAGAGGGCGCCAGCGAGACCAGCCACCGCGATGCCGGCCAGGATCGCGCCGCCGAGCCACTGGTCGAAGGCGCTGGCCAGTTCGCTCGTGCAGCCGGCGAGCACGGTCGATCCCGCGATCACGGACGCGGCGACGATGGCGTTCCGACGCTCGCGATGCGCCATGCCGTCGAGGACCGGGGTCGCGGCCGGCTCGCGCTTGGGCTCGTGCCGGAGCGAGAGCGGATCGCGGGCGCCGTAGGCCTCAAGGATCGCCAGCACCGCGTCCACGGTCTCGCCCCGAAGCGTCTTGTCGTCGGGATGGCTGAGGGCGTTGATGTCCTCCCATGCGAGGTCGATCGGCCGGATTTCGGACGACGCGTGCCGAGCGATCAGGCCGGAATCGTCCCGCCGGATGTAGGCGAGCGTCTCTTCGAAGCGGGCGTCCATGTCAGCGCCCCTCCTTCTGCTTCTCGCTCAAGGCCCACAGGGCAGCGAGGGTGCCGTAGCTGGGGCCGGAGAGGAGAGCCTTCTTGAGGCGCGGCAGGACGCGGACCGCGGACTTCGTCTCCGAGGCCTCGTCGGCGGGCTGAGGAGCGGTCGTCATCACGACACCTCCTCGATCTCAGCGAGGCTGGCGCGAAGATCGGCCAGCCACTTGTTGCGGCTCTCCGTCCTCTCGATCTCCTTCGCCCTCTCCCGGGTGTGATAGCCGACTTCCCGACTTGCCTTTTGGAGTTCGTCGTCGAACCAATCTTCAGGCGACAGAGGTGCCGGCTGTTCGCTCCACGGTCCCGTGCTGCAGTCGAAATTGATCGAACTTTCGAGCTGCTCGATCATGAACTCCTTCAGCGGCTCATGTTCACTCGAAGGCGGCGCCCAATCGCGCACACGAACCAGCATGGCTTCGTAGCGCTCGCGATGGAGCAGGCGGCGAGCCTTGTACTCGTTGAGGCTCTTGTCGCTCTCCCGCTGAGACTCCTCGGCCGCCGCGCGGACTTCCTCCGACGACATTGCGAGGAGTTGGATCAGGCGGACGCGAGCCGCGGCGAGACGCTCGTCGTGGTATGCGGTCTGAGGCTCGAAGCGATCAGGGATCGGCGCATCCCCGGGCTCGTCTCGCATCGAGTAGAGAGCGCCGAATCCGCGCGCGCACTGCATCGCGAAGTCGGGGAATGTGGTGATCGAGCCGTCCTGAACGGCCGCGGTGTATCCCGTAGGCATCAGACGCCTCCCGTCGGCTGGAGCCGGCCGGCCGCGATCTGCCGAGCCCGGCGCGCATTGGCCTGCTCGTGCTTGAAGCGATCACGGATGAAGTAGCTGGTCTGCTCCGCCTTCGCGGCGCGGTGGCGATCGCCGGACTGCTCGCGGCGCTCGGCCTTCGAAGCGTTCCGCCGCGCGGCCCGGCAGGACGAAGCCTTGCCGGAGCCCCTCTGTTTCCAGGGATGAGCCATGTCAGGCGGCCTCCTTCATGCCGGCCGCGCGGAGGTCGGCCTCGATCGTCTGGCGGGAGCGGAGGTAGACGGCGGTCGCGCGCCCATAGGTCTGGTGCGCCGCGATGTAGGCGAGCGCGTCAGCCTCGGTCTCGAAGCGCGGGATGCCGGCGCTGAACTCGACCTGCCCGCCGGTCGCGATCCGCCACGATCCGGTCTTGCCGGGGTTCTCGTGGTGCCAGCGGCCGTCGGCGATCTTCTGGTCGATCAGCCGGATGTCGGCGCGCACCGCAGCGAACCGGCCCGGCGAGTAGAACAGGTTGTCCCGCTGCGCCTGAAGCGCCTTGTACTCGGCGGTGTCGAAGTAGGTATCGGTCGCGGGCTGCATCGCCATCTCCGTCCGGGTGACAGACGAAGAATGTGCCCATCCTGGGCATATGTCAATCCCATATTGGGCACGGATTGGCTGGGCATCTCACGGTCTGGGCCTGCTAGCGGCGTTGCGCGCGACCCCATGAGAAGCGCTTATGCGGAGGCGGCTTCGACTAGCCGAAGCCTGGCTGGGGGGAGAGAGGTGGGGTAGGGTCTCGCGATGTCGTGGCGCGCGATCACCGAGGACGACAAGGACGGACGGCGGCTCGTGGTGGCCGGCGGGACCTATGTCCGCGGCAATCGCCTCATCCTCCCGCAGCTCTTCCCGTCGATGGTCGCTTGGGACGGACAGGACTGGCTGATCTGCGACAACGAAGGCGAGAAGGCCGTCATCCGCAATCCGAAGCGAGCGCTCGATCTGCCGGAGGGTTAGGGGTAAGCAACCCGTTGTCACCAAGCACCACGAGCCCGCAACGACGGCCTGCTTGCTAAACTGCGCAAGCATGTTATTTGTCTGCGGGATGATGCTTGCGGAGAACGGATCATGGCGAACAGCAAATCGGCAGAGCCTCAGAGCAAGGGCGGTAAAGCGCGAGCGGCCGCTCTATCCTCGGAAGAGCGGCGTGCGGTAGCAAAGGTCGGCGCTACTGCGAGATGGGAAGCTTATCGCGCATTGCCAAAGGCGACCCACGGATCCGCAGAACATCCTCTCCGTCTCGGAGACATCGATATTCCCTGTTATGTCCTCGATGATGGCCGTCGCGTGCTCTCACTCGGAGGGATCGTAAAGGCTCTGGGAATGTCGATTGGCGGAGCAGGTTCAGGCGAGGGTGATCGACTGGGCAAATTTGCTACTGGAAAGGCAATTTCTCCATTTGTTTCCAGTAGCTTGATCAGCAGGATCGCCGAGCCGGTGAGGTTCCGGACTCCGTCCGGAGGGAGTGCCGCAACGGGCTATGAAGCAAACATTCTTCCAGAAATCTGTGAGGCCGTCTTAGCCGCTCGTCAAGCTGGCGCACTGCTAAAGCAGCAGATGCATATCGCCGACCAGTGTGAGGCCTTGATCAGAGCGTTCGCCAAGGTCGGAATTGTTGCTCTTGTCGACGAAGTGACAGGCTTCCAGGCGGATCGTGAACGGGACGAGCTGTATAAGTTGCTGTCGGTGTACCTAGCCGAAGAGCGACTGGCGTGGGCGAAACGCTTCCCTGATGAATTCTATAAGCAGATCTACCGGCTGAAGGGGTGGAGATGGCCGGTAGGACGGGCTAAGACGCCACTATTGGGGCATATTACCAATGATATTGTCTACGAGAGGCTGCCGCCCGGAGTATTGGAGGCGCTGCGCGAGTTGAACCCGACCGCCGAAGACACCAAGAGAAGGAAATACAAGCACCACCAATTCCTATCGGAGACAGTCGGGCAACCGGACCTACGGGATCATATTCTGCAGCTTATACCGATCATGAAGATTTCCAGGGATTGGTCGTCATTCAAGCGACATCTTGAAGTGGCGTTCCCGAGGATCGGATCGCAAGGCGATCTCGACTTGGACTCAGGTGATGTCGCGCAATAGCAGCCGCCGCCTCCTCATCATACGTCACGGCCAGCAACCTGTAGGCCGCTTCGTCCGCCTCGTAGGCGAGGAGGGATGCGAGGATGGGGTCGGAGGCAGCGGTCAAGGAGGCTATTGGGTTTCCGGTTAGCGGTCGGTTTGTGGTGTGCCGGCCAGCGCATCCAGGATCGAGCTATAGGGGAGGCGCGCGACGATCGTCCCCTGGTTCGCTACCGCCGCAAGCCCGGCTCCGCGACAGATCAAGGTGACACTCCCGGTTTGCCGCAGGCAAAAAGCATCTGGGCTGTCGATGAAGCGGAGCCCCGGAAGGCCGCGAACAATCAGCGTTCGGCCATCTGGTACCGCTCCGATTGGCTTTACGACGAAGATCCGGAAGCCGGCGGCGTACAGGATCAGACCTGTAAGCAGAACAACGCCAATCACGATAAAGAACGATCTCATGCTTTCTCACCAACGTTGAGATCCGGCTGCGGGGATCGAGGCTGGGGGCGGGACCGTCAGGCAGGTTGGGCAGCATCTACCCACTTACCCACTGCCGAAATTCATCGAGAGACCGCCAACCGTAGACCACTCCGCCGACGCTCGACGAAATAGTGAAGTCCTGATGGACCCAGTAAGGCGTGCCCCGGTACTCCATCTCATACTGGCGCGGGGAGCTCGACATCGACGCATGCGATTCCGGCGCCGGCCTCAACCTCGGTTCGACACTCGCAATAGCCGTCGTGGCGGGTAGATCGCGACCGCAAAATCTACAAACAACGGCGGCAGCCTTTATCGTTTCAGCGCAGAACGGACATTCTCGGGTTCCGTTCGTCGCGCTTTTGTGTGTCGCGATCTCCGCGATTTGCCTTCGATGGTCCGCCTCGGACGCCGCTCGACGGGCCTCGATCTCTCGAGCCTCCGAGGCGGCAAGTACACTCGATGCCCGCTCTTGCTCTTTGAGGTCGGGCATGAGCACCAGCACCAATAGGCTGATCAACGGCGCGATGGCGCCTAACAGCGCCCACCCTGCGGCTCCCCGGCCTCGGGATTGAGCCAGGAGGCCATTCAAGATGGCACCCAACAGCATGATCGCAACGATCTCCACCGCAAACTCCTACACGTGCCGGCGATGAACGGCCCGAGCATTGGCAAAGCGCGGACAGCGGCGAATCCGCGGGGCGGGGGGCGGCATAACCGCAACTTCAGCGGTCATTGACCGGCGTCGCCATATGACTGTTGCGCCAAGCGCGATGGCGAGGCGTAACCGACCTGCGGGTGCGCGCCGGATGGGGCAGTGGCGATCACGGCCGCATGCACAAGGCCAACCCGGTTCTGAAGTTCACGCAGCTCGTTTCGAACGGATATCACGTCCTCTCTGCTCACGATAGTTGCATAGATGATGCAGCCCGCGACTAGAAGAAGCGTCGCGGTAGCGGCTCTGCCCCACAACGCGCCAGCATAGGCCGCTTCAGCGAAAGAAAACGATGATTTTTCGGAATACGACCAAGCTACGGCAATCGATACAGCCGCAGCAAGTGCGAAGATGCTGCTTAAGATACCCACTGTGTTTTTGAGCATAGCCGGCCGCTCCGTTCTAAATGGTTACATTGGTAGCTATCGAAGCCAAGCTGAGACCGTCGTCCACCGAATGTCCATGAGGCCGAGATCGCAGTTCGCTCTGATGTATTCGGTCCCGCTATGGACGAAGCGTCGTTTCCCGGCCTCGGCCACCCAAGTCGACGGGTCCGGTAGATGCGACCCCGAGATCAGCATCGGTGCATGAGGCACCCCGCCATTGGTCAGAAGATCGAAAAGCTTCTCGTTCGCCATTTTGATGGCTTCGAGCGCCTGCTTGGCCGCAACATTCTTGAGGAACCCAGCTACCATCGAAAGAGCTGCGGCCTCGGCGGCGAGAGTCACGCTAGGAGCACCTATCACGCCGGCAGATAGACCGCTGCCGCCGAGGGATCGAGCCGCCTGCGCGCGGAGCGTGGCGATCTCCTGAACCTTTTCCTCCGGATACAGGAAGACTTGCTCAACCAGCACCCATCCAGATCCAGGTAGCAGCAATCTCATCACCTCAGCTCCGTCGAAGTCACGAGTGCCGTCATTGTCCTTTTCCGATCGCCTTGCCTAAAGGCGGGTTAGCCGAGCGATAGCTCGACCGACGATGGTGACTTCGTCCGGATGCCTCTCGTCGTCGCCCTGCTTTGGGTTGTCTGAGACGAGGACGATCTGGGCAGCGGCGCCGCGCCCGGTGCGCCTTAAGCGCTTCACGAGGACCTCGTCACCGTAGCGGTGATCGACGATTACAAAGACACCGCCTTGGCCGATATTGTGGTCGTTCGTGTCAGCAAAGACTCGGTCGCCCGAGAGCAGCGTCATCTCCATCGAGTCGCCGCGCACCCGCACCGCATGGACGACGCCGGGCTTTGAGCGGGTGAACTCGCTGAGTAGATAGGACGGCAGAACGATCTCGCCCCGGACCGCATCGGCCGAATACGTCAACCCGTTGCCACCGACAGTGCTATAGATCAGGCTGTTCTCGCCGGGGCCGGCCCCGCCGGCGGCGTCAAGATCGGGGATCGCGCCCGGTAGGGTGCCACGATACGGGCCGATAGATGACACGCCGGACTCGGCTCCAGGCTCGTCGGAACGGGCATGGTCGTCATCCTCGTGCTCGACCGCTACTCGCGTCAACTCGCGCGGTTCAAGGTCGAGCTTTTCGGACACGAGCATTCCAGGATCGACATCGAGCGCTGGCGCCGCCCGGTCGATCCAGACGTCAGATAGCCGCCGTGTCCCAGCCTCCAGCTTGGTGATTTGGTTGCGGCTAGTGCCCATGCGCTCAGCGAGCGCCTCCTGCGATAAGCCTCGCCAATTCCTCAGGCGCTTGAGATTGTTAGCCATGCCCGAAGTGGGCACGAATGGGCACAGCGTTGCCAGCCACCAAGGTGGGCACACTTTTCGCTTGTGATAGTGCCCATGATGGGCATATCATGCGCCCATGAGGATCGGCGACTATCTCAAATCCGAAGGTCTCGACGAGGAAGGCTTCGCGGCTCGGAGCGGTGGCGCGTTTTCGTCCGAGGCGGTCAGAAAGTGGCGCTTCGGTCAACGGACGCCTCGGCTGAAGCATCTCGTCCAAATCGCGGAACTGACTAACGGCGCGGTTACCGCCAACGACTTTCTGCCCTCGCCCTCTCCCTCTGAGGAGGAAGCGGCGTGAGCCGGCGCCAAGCCATCGGCTGCGCTGCTCTGAGCGAGGCGGCCTGATATGGAGCCGACCTTCCACGAGTTATACGGCAACGAAATCGCGACGGGCGCGGTCGTCACGGCGATCGGGCTCATGGCCGCGGTCGCGCTGTATGTGGGTGGTCGGTGCCGAGCGCATGAGGCGAAGGCTGCCCCGCAGGTTCAAGCCGATGCAGGGTCTTCCCGCCGCCGGACGCAGCGTCCGCGCGTTCCGTCGCGATGCGGCCCGCGTCCTGCTCGCCTGTTCGATCCCTCGGATCCGCGCTCGTGGCCGAAGTCGGCCGACGGCGACCCGATCTCACCTCATCCTGTTCCGGGGGCGCGATGACCACCCCCGCAATCCATTCGGACCCGAAGGTCCGACCGAAGCATCGTCGGGATGACCCTCCCGGCGTTGCGCTGCCCTCCTTGGGCGTTTCCTCCCTAGACTGCGGCCTGCCCTCCGGGGTGGGCCGCTTTTTCGGGAGCATCCTTCCGACGACGTTGCCCTCGCTTCCCGGCACCGGCCGCGTCGTCTTCTCGCGCGAGGCGTGCTGAATGTACGCGCTCGCCTTCACTCCTGACCTCCTTCCGTCAGCACCGGTCCTTGCCGGCTCCGTCGATGTCCGCAAGACATCACAGGAGCGACCCAAGGTCATGGAAAGGTCACCCGAGAGCTTGGGATTTTCACCCAAGGCGTGGACGAGCGCGGCCGAGGAAGCTCGAGAGCTGATCCGGATCATCGCCGGCCCCTTGAACCTCGGCGACAGCGTGAAGGCGGTTCTCGCCCGCGTCGCCCGCAAGACTGGGCTCGGCGACCGCCGTGTCCGCGCCATCTGGAACGAAGAAGCACGGGCGATCCGATCTGAGGAGATGGATCGCCTCCGGGCCACGGCAGCCCAGGAGCCCTCCCATGCAATCACGGCCGGACGTGCCGAAGCTGCCGCTCTGGCAGCGGTGCTCTCTCGCGTTCTGGCGAGCGATGCCCAGCCCCATCCGCATCTGGCGCGGGAGGACCTTGCTGCGGCGCGCGACCTCGTGCGCCGCCTTGGCCTTGGAGATCGCCCCCGAACTGGCGGCGGACCACCCGGCTGACAACCCTCACCACTGAAGGAGAGCATCATGGCCCGTGGCCGCCCGAAACTGTCCGAGGACGAGAAAGCCCGCCGCAAGGAGGACAAGGCCGCTCAGAAGGCAGCCTACGTCGCCGAGAACGCGCTCGCGAAGATGCCGGCCGATCGCGAGAAGCGCATCGAACTCTTCGACGAGGCGGCGCGGATCAAGACCGAGCAGCAGTCGGCCGCGGGCAGCTATTCCGCCCAGATCAAGCGGATGCACGAGGTCTTCGGCCTGACGAAGGAGGCCATCAAGATCCGCGGCATCCTCGCGAAGTGCCGCGACGGCGTCTACGAAGCGACGGTTCAGCAGGTGCAGATCCTGCTCGAAGACATCAACCGCCCGTTCCAGCTCTCAATGTTCGCGGGCGAGCCCGGCCAGGGCGAGACCGAGGCCCCCGGCGCCGTCTTCGACAACACCACGTCCGGCCAGCGTCAGAAGGACGTCCAGCCTCAGGCCGCCAAGGCCAAGGAGCCGCCGGCTGCACCGAGCGAGCCGAGGGCCGGCCTTCCGCTGGACGAAGCCCAGAAGCGGCTCGAGGAGGCGAAGGCTACGGCCGAGTCCAAGCGGGCCGGCAAGAAGGCGTCCGCTCCTCCGCCGGCGCCGGTCGGCGATGCCGACGAGGAAGACCTTCGACCCCGTCACCTCCGGCAGGCCGATCAGGACCGCGATGCCCTCGACGCGGTCGCCGGCGCGATTCACTGAGCGGAGCGGCGGATCGTGGCCTACGAAGGCGTCATCATCGCCCTGGACCTCGCTTCGGTGAGCGGCATCGCGGAGGGCAAGCCGGGGGAAACCCCTCAGCTCTCCGCAGAGCGCTTCCGTAAGCCCACCGACGAGTACGAGGAGTCGTTCGGTCGCGCGATCGGCTGGATCGCGGAACGTCTCGTCACCGAGCGCTTCATCGGCGGCAAGTTCTACGGCCGGGGCGAGGCGATCGAAGAAGGCATGATCCGCGTCGTGATCGAGGCCCCAATCATGTCGTTCTCCGGCGAGACGACGAACGCGGACGCTCTCCTGATCACCAAGGGGCTTTGGGCCTGCATCGGTGGGTTCGCCCGCCGCAGGGGAGCGATGGTCCGGCGACACGCCGTCACGACCGTCCGCAAGGCATTCATGGGCTTCGGCAGGGCCCCGAAACACTGCCCGAAGGATTACGAGAAGCGCGAGGCGCGGCGCATCTGCCAGGCGCTCGGCTGGAACCCTCCCAACCTTGATGCCGCCGACGCGGCCGCGCTGTGGTGGTTCGCCTGCTCGCAATGGGCTCCCGCGGTGGCCCAGGACGTTCGTCCGCACTGGCTGAATCCCGAACTCGCTCTGCGGGGCGCGGCATGACGGGCCTCCTCGACATTGGTTGCGGCAGGGCCTCTGTCACGAGACCGGACCAGCATCACATCGCGAAAGTCCTGAAGGCGCGGGCCGCCCGGATCTTTGCTCGCGAGGAAATCCGGGACGCCGATCGCCGCGGCCGCAGCATGGGGGACGGTGCCGACGACGGCCGTCTCATGGACGCGACCTGCCACAGCATCGCCGGCGACATCGTCGGCTCCCTTACCGACAACGAGTTCGCGCGGCTCATGGCCCGCGTGCAGAAGCGAAAGGCCGCGGCATGAAACACAGGGATGTTTCGCGGCGAAACCGAATCCTGGACCTCTACGCGGTCACGGACATGCCGCATGACAGGATAGCCGAGTACACGAGCGCCTCCCCGGGCTCGGTCAAGGTTGTGTTGTCGATGGCTCGGGCGGAAAATGATCCTCGCGCCACTCAAGGAGATCGCCGCCGTGGCCGCCCAGAGCGAGAGCGGCCGGCGAAACGCCCGCAGCGGGTCGTTGCACCTGGGATCGAGCTCGACGGAGAACGCAATTACATCCGCGGGCCGGGCGGGACATGGCTTGCAGAGCACGGCCTGATCCAGGTCCTCAAGAGGATCGCATCTGGGTCTGGCGCGGATATGCAGGCGCTGACCGTCGGCGTGATGACGCCTGACCGGCTGGTGACTTGCGAGCCTGAATGGCGCCGCCAGCTGGCTTGTATCGGCATTTCATTCGGCCGCCGGTCCGGGGCTTATTTCTTCGAACTGGCGGAGGCGTCATGAACGCTCAGACCCTCTTCTCGCCGCTCGCGCCCTGGCCTTTCGGAGACCTGCAGCCGCATGCCTTCAACCTGATCGTCGTAGACTTCCCGTGGCGGTTCGATCTCCGGAGTCCGCGCGGCGAGAAGAAGAGTGCGCAGGCACATTACCGGTGCTACCCGCCCGAGGAGATGGCTTGGCGCTTCCCTGTGCAGGAACTCGCCGAGCCGTCGGCGCTGCTCCTTGCCTTCGCGACCGCGCCTCTAATCGATCGCCAGATCGCCGTCGTGCGGCGAATGGGCTTCGTCTTCAAGACCCTCACGTTCTGGCGAAAGGTCTTCCCGAGCGGCAAGCGCGCGGTGGGGCCCGGCTATCGGGTTCGCGGTGAGATCGAGCCCGTCATCATCGCCACGATCGGCGAGCCTCGGCATCAGCCCTTCGATGGCGATATCTCCGGCGTCCGCCGCGAGCACAGTCGGAAGCCCGACGAGTTCTATCGCCATGTCGACGCGCGCTGCCCAGGGCTCCGGCGCCGCGCCGACGTCTTCACCCGCGAGACCCGACCCGGATGGGCTGGCTGGGGCGACGAGGCCACGAAGCTCGATGAGGTGGCGGCATGACCCGGCGCGTCCTCCCTGACCGTCGTCCCGGCCTTCGCTTCGACCTCGAGCATGGCGGCTTCGATCTGAACGTGATGATCGGAATGCCCGAACCCGGCGAGGCCGCCGAGGTCTTCGTCTCGGCGCATCGCAAGATCGGCACCCCATTGATGGCGAGCGTCCGCGACTCCGCGATCCTCGTCAGCCTCCTCCTGCAGCACGGCTGCGACATCGGCACGATCGCCGGGGCCCTCACTCGGGAAGCTGACGGCATGCCCGCCAGCCCGGCTGGAGCCGTCGTCGACGCCATGGTCGCGCAGATCGGGGACCTTGCATGACATCCCGCCCCGCGCCCCTCGTTCCGGCCGACTGCGACCTTCGCGACTTCGCGTTCATGCCGCTCGACGTCGCGCGGCTTCGCGATAGCGATCTCGCGGCGAATGAGACGCCCGAGGCCTGTTGGGCCGCGGTTCTGTTGTGGGCCGCGTCATGGCACCAAGTGCCCGCCGGTTCGATCCCGAATGACGACCGCTGGATCGCGAAGACCGCCGGCTACGCGCACCGTGGCAAAATCGCGAGAGAGTGGAAAGCCGTTCGCGAGGGCGCGCTCCGCAACTGGGTCGAGTGCGACGACGGCCGGCTCTACCATCCGGTAGTCGCCGAAAAGGCGAACGCCGCTTGGGAAGGTCGCATCCGCCAGCGCTGGATGACCGAGTGCGCGCGGATAAAGAAGCACAATCAGCGGCACACGATGTCCCTCGAAATTCCCAGCCTTGAGGATTGGGTGTCTTCGGGTTGTCCCTCGGGACAAGCGCTCCCTGTCCCTGGGGACACAAACAGACGTCCCCAGGACAGTACCGGGGACAAGGCTTCCAAGGGAGAGGGAGAGGGAGAGGGACAGAGAGAAAGAGAATCCCCCCTAGCCCCCCAGGGGGCAAGCCGGGACATGCTCGGGGCTATCGAACCGCGATTACCGGCGAGAGCCAGGGCGAAGCCGAGATCGGCCATCCCTGCGCACTGGCAGCCGACCGAGAAGCTCGTGGCCTGGCTCCGCGAGGAGGCCCGCAAGAGGGGCGTCACGCTGAAGCGCTTGGAAGTCGAGGCCCAGACCGAGGCGATGATCGACCACCACGCCAGCAAGGGGAACGTCTGGGCAGATCACGACGCGGTGTGGCGCCGGTGGATGCGGAACTACCTCGCCGGCTGGGGGCGGGGTCCCATTCCGTCTGGACGGTCATCGCCCTCCGGCGAAGCCTTCCGAGTGTGACCCATGCCGACCGCCCGAGAACTTCTCGATCGCTTCCGGATAGATCTCCGGCGAGAGCAGGCCGGCAACAACTTGGCTCTCTGCCCGCAATGTTCGGCGGGCAGGAAGCCGGCGAACCGCAAAAAGAAGTGTCTGTCGGTAAAAATCGATAGTGAAGGCATCCAGTTTTATTGTCACAACTGCGAATGGCGAGGCGGAGCATTCTATGACGACCGAGGCGGTAAACCCGAAGGTCTTCGAGTTCTTCGAAAAGAGGGGCATCGGACCCGAGACAGTCACTCGTACCGGGATCTACAGCGCTCGTCGTCGTCGCGATGGCGATGATCAGAGCTTCGCAACCGAGCCTGACCCCAATGGCAACATCATCGCCTTCCCGTTCTTCGAACGAGGTGAGGTCGTCGCCGAAAAGTACCGAGCGCCCGGCAAGAAGTTCTACCAGCGGCCGAAGCCCCGCAAGACGTTCTACAACTCGGACATCCTCGACGACCCGGCGCTCGCGGCATCGACTGCGGCGCTCGTCATCACCGAAGGCGAGATGGACGCGCTCTCCGTGATCGAGGCCGGATATCCCTTCGCCGTCTCGGTTCCCGATGGCGCGCCGCCGGCCCGAGACAAAAATGGCCGCCTCATCGCGGTCCCTGAGAACGCCGACGACGTCGACCCCGAGAACGACGACAAGTTCGCCTTCGTGTTCAACAACTGGGACAGGCTCCAGCGGGTGAAGCGGATCGTCATCGCGGTCGACAACGACGAGCCCGGCACGCGCCTCGCCGCCGAGCTGGTTCGCCGCCTCGGCCGAGTCCGGTGCTCGTTCGTCGCCTATCCGGAGGGCTGCAAGGACCTGAACGACGTCCTGCTGCATCACGGGCCCGGCCACGTGATCAACCTCATCAGCCAAGCGAGGCCGTATCCGGTTCGCGGGCTCTACACGCTGTCGGAGTTTCCGCCGGAGCCGGAGCTCCGCCCGGTCTCTACCGGCTGGCCCGAGCTCGACGCTCACGTCCTCGTCTATCACCCGTCCCTCATGGTGATCACCGGCTTCGCCAACGCGGGGAAGACTTCCTTCGCGACGCAGATGGTCGCCCAGCTCGCGAGCCAGCATCGCTGGAACGCCGCCATCGCCTCATTCGAGATGCGCGTGAATCCATTCATCCGGGACGCACTGATCGCCGGCTACCTCCAGCGCCCGCGGCCGTGGAGCAACGAGGAGAAGGCCCGCGGCCGCGCATGGGTCGAGCAGCACTTCACCTTCATCGCGCCCGATCCGGAATCGGACGATGACACGAACCTCGACTGGTTGATCGAGAAGGCCGAGGCGGCCGTCATCCGACATGGCGCCCGCGTGCTCCTGCTCGACCCGTGGAACGAGGTCGACCACGCCCGCAAGGCCGATGAGACCCACACCGAGTACGTCGGCCGAGCCCTACGGCGCCTTAAGACCTTCGCCCGCCGGTTCGACGTCCTCGTCATCATCGTCGCCCATCCTTCGAAGGGCGCCACCTTCAAGAGCGACAAGGACCTGTCTCTCTACGACGTCGCCGATTCCGCGCATTTCGCCAACAAGGCTGACCAGGGTCTGATCCTCGTGAAAGGACGGGAGGAGGGCACCTCGACGATCCTGGTCAAGAAAATCCGCTATCAGCCCGAGACCGGCCGCCCAGGCGAGATCCCGCTGAAGTTCGATCTCAGGACCAGGCTTTTCACCTCGCCGGATCCAGAGATCGGCGGAGACGACGGAGACGACGGCGACGACCTGTGGAGGCGACGATGATCGTCCCTCTCGAACGCCTCAACGCGCTGGCGCTGAAGGAGCGTCTCGAAGAGATCGGCTGGTCTCTGTCGGCCCTCCGGCGCGAGCAGCAGGAGATCGTCGAGGCCATCCGGCAGACGCATCCGGATTTGCCCGCGCCGAACCTGACCGCCGATGCGAAGGCAGCCCGTATCCCGCTCTACGCCCAGCTCGACGACTGCAACGCGCGAATCCACCCCCTGAAGGAGGAAGCCGCCGCGATCCGCCGCGAGCTTGCTCAACGACCCGATGAGGAGCGTGACGCCGCATGAAGACCGCCGTCCCCGAACGTGCCGTGCGTCCGACCGCGCGGGAGAAGCGCGACCCCGCCAAGCCGAAGGCCTGGAAAACCACCGCCCGCCGCAAGCATGACGAGGCCGTCCGGCTCGCCGGCCTCTACACTGCCATGGCGGCCGATCTCGATGTAGAGGCGCGGGCGCTCGCCGAGGCCGGCCAGGACAACGCGAAAGTCGTCGCGGCACTGGCACGGACCCGGAAGGCCGCGAAGAAGTACCTAGGCCAGGCGAACGCACTCTCCGCCCCCGCAGATCGGGCGGATGCCGAGGTGGCCGCCCGCCTCGCCGCGCTGGCGCCGAAGCCGTTTCAGAGCGCTGAAGCGAAGCGGGCCGAAAAGCGCGCGCAAGTTCGGGCCGAGCGCGAGCAGACGGCGCAACGCAACCGCTACAAAGGCCTCGACTACATCCAGACCGACCTCCGCACCGCAGGCGGCGCACGCACCTTCGATGTCCTCGACAACACTCGGATCCAGAAGGGAATCTCGACTGTCCGGCGGAAGCACCATGAGATGACGCATCTCCCGTCGCAGCGGTCGCTGTGGCGCGAGAAGGCGGCCAAGGCCTTCGACGATCTATACCATGCCTCGCGGTCCGAGCACGGCTTGAAGAGCCCGGACATCGGCATGAAGGTCGATCACTCGGCCTCGACGGGGCGCGCCTACGATCGCGCCGTGAGCAGCATGGCGTATTCGAAGTTGGAGCGCGAGCTCCCCGATTGCGTCGTCAGGCTCCTCGAGGCGGTCATCATCGAGGACAAGCGCTTCGACTTCATCGGACGGGAGATCGGCTGCACTGAAGGACAGGCCGGACGGTACTTCGCCGCCGCCCTCGACGACGTCTGCGACATACTTGGGATCAAGCGGCCCAGGAAGGCGAAGGGCAAGCCGGTATTCTACAAAGGCCAGCGCGTGAAATGCGTCGATCCCCAAGCTGCCTCAGCCACCCCCCCGCTAGTGAAGGGCGCGTTCTACTCGGTTGTGAAGGTGGTCGATATGCCGACCCGAGATGGAGGCTGCGTGCAGGGTCTAGTTCTCGCCGGGGTGGAGTTGAGCCCAGGCATTCCCGGCCTGCTCGCGCGTCGGTTTGTCAGCCGGTCGATCGCTGACGTCGAGCATGACGAACGCGCTCTCGGCCACTATCCCACCATTCGCTGAAAGCGCGACGGCGGCAGCACCGAACTCACGAAAACGGAGAAGGCCGCCTGATAGCGGCAGATTTACCCAAGGCTGCGATTGACAGCTCCGCTTTACCGAACTGACTGTGCACGTGCGGGAGGGTGCCTTGGAGAGTCTGGTCATAATCGCTATCGCGGGGGCGGCATCTTTGATCTGCGCGTGCGTGGCGCTCGTGCTGTTCCTGATCCACGTCCGTCGGAAGCTTGCGGAGGAGCGACAGCTCAGGGCATTCGAAGCCGCTCTGCACAGCCGAGAGCTCGACGAGCAACGCGCTACTTCAGCATCCGATCTGGATACCCAGAAGTCAGATCTGCTGAAGGCACTTGCAGAGGTTGAGCGAAGAAATGTCGAATTGGAGGAAAAACTTGAACCGATCTATTCCATTGAGGATGAGCTTGCCAATCTGCGATCAGAGATAATTACGCGCCTCAAGCAGATCGAATCGCTGAAGAGCGCATACTCTGAGAAGAAGACAACGTTCGACAGCTTGGTTGCCGAGGTCGCCATTTATGACGAGCGACTCGCGTTCGCTGAGCTTGGTGTCTACGAGCCGCATTTTGAATTCGAGGACAGCGAAGCGTACAAGAAAGAGGTGTCCGTTGCGCGCGCCCATCAGAAAATGATGGCGAACGAGAAGACCGCCGTCGTTTCCAAAGCGAAGATTTATGTCGACGGCAGCTTGGCGAAGGGCCAAACACTCATAAACCGGACGATCCGCCTTACACTGCGAGCGTTCAACGGCGAGGCCGACGCTGCAGTGGCAAATGTGCGATGGAACAACGTGAATGCAATGGAGAGCCGAATTCTGGCCGCCAAGAACAAGATCGACATAATGAACGAGTCGCAACAGGTGGTGATCAGCCGAGAGTACGCGGAACTGAAACTACGTGAGCTATACTTGACGCACGAAATGCGGGAGAAGCAAAGAGCTGAGCGTGAGGAACGCGCAGAGCAGGCCCGCCTAGCACGTGAAGAGCAGAAGCTGCTTCGCGACCTAGAGGCCGCCGAGGAGGAAGAGGCGAGATACCAGCGCCTTCTCGACAAGGCCAAGGCGGAAGCGAACAGCATCGCTGGCCCTCACCTTGCGGCGTTCAACGAGCAGATCGCAATCTTGGAACGAGACCTTGCCGCCGCGCATTCCAAACTGGCTCGCGCGCAGGCGATGGCGGAGAAGACTCGGTCTGGATGGGTCTATGTGATTTCCAACGTGGGATCATTCGGCGACGGCGTTGTGAAGATTGGTCTCACGCGGCGACTTGATCCGCTAGACCGGGTGCGAGAACTCGGGGATGCGAGCGTGCCGTTCATTTTCGACACCCACGCTATGATCTATAGCGACGACGCGCCAACCCTCGAGAGGGCGCTCCATGCCGAGTTCGATGCGACGCGCATCAATGCGATGAACTATCGAAAGGAGTTCTTCCGCGCCAGCATCGATGAGGTCGAGGCTGCTCTCAAGCGCCTAGCGCCCAGCGCCACTTTTCATCGAGATGTCGAAGCACAGGACTACCGCGAGACCCAGGCGAGAAGGAGTGCTCTGCTGGCTTCGATCGACGCCAGCGCGTCAACTCAGTTTCCCGATTCGCTATGAAGGCCTCTCAGTTCACAGCATAGGTCGCCTTCGGATCCTACGCCCATGCACCCGCGACGATCTCTCGACGGGCGAGGCATTCCATCGAGCGCGACGGTCTTGGGTACGCGCTTGCCGCCATCCGTGGCCAGGACCAGCATTAGGGGCTCTCCCGATTTAAGTTCGCATTTTGTTCTCATGAAATGAATGTGGGAGTCAACGATACAGCCTCTTGAGTTCGGCGGTCGACGGTGGTCCCATCGGGCAATGGGCATTTCCGAAGACAAGATCGCCGATCTGCGCGTGAAGCGGCTCGAACTGCTTACCGGAAGCATCGCGCGCATGGCGTCGTATAGCGCCAGCTTGAAGACCTTCTGCATGACCGTTCTCACGGCGGTCGTTGGCGCCGCGCTCACCCTCAAGGCGCCGTTGGTGCTCCTCGTCGGCTTCCTCCCGATCCTGGGGTTCGCGCTCCTCGACGCGCAGTACCTGCGGATGGAGAAGCGTTTCCGCGGCCTCTATCGATCGGCCGCTTCGGAACCATGGTCGGCGGTGCCCGACTTCACTATCGACCCTTCGAAGGGCGAGCCTATCGGGTTCTGGCGGACTTGCTGCAGCTGGTCGATTCTGAATTTCTACGGCTGCATAGCTCTGTTGCTGGCGCTGTTCTTTATCGTGGCGAGGAGGCAGTTCTGTGGGTAGGCCGTTCGGCGGCAATCCGCTGATCTACGGCGGCATGAGTGGTCTAGGAATCTTAAAGAACCGAAGGGTGTTCTTCTCGTTCCATTACGCCGACATCATGCGCGTCAACAATGTTCGCATGTGTCAAGAATTCAGCGGCACCATACTAGGCGGCGGAGGCCGGGGGATCGAGTTTTACGACGCGTCCTTGTGGGAGAAGAAGAAGCTGGAAGGCGAGGAGGCCCTTCGCCAAATGATCCGGCAAGGGGTGAAGAACACCTCGGTCGTCTGCGTACTGGCAGGATCGATGACATGGGAGCGGCCATGGGTGCGATATGAGATCGCGCGCAGCGTCATAAACAATAAGGGGCTGCTCGTGGTTCACATCAATGGGATCAATCACCACGCTCGCAGGAGCCCCGACGGAAATGGACCAAACCCGCTCTGGTATATGGGTATTTATGAAGCGGGCGGTCGCTTCTATCTCTGCGAGAGAGAAGGCGTAGCCGGAAACTGGGTTCAATATGCGCGGCACCGAGATCCTGTCAGTGTGCCGCGCTACATCCGGGCGCCGGGTCGGGGCCAGATCATGGAGCTTAGCAGCTTCGCAATGGAGTACGACTGGAGGAACGCGGGCGCGGCGAACATCGGCCGCTGGATTGATGCGGCCGCACAACAGGCCGGACGCAGATAGCGCCCCTACACGACCCCTTCACCTTCAATCACCACTATAGGACGGTTATGGCAGACCGCCCCGTTACGATTATCACCTGCCTTCGGTGTGGCCATACGGCGACGCGGGAGGTGCACCCCGACGATCCGCCGCTCGTCCGGCTGACGAAGCGGCTCGTGTGCAGCGTGTGTGGGTCACGGGCAGTGCAGGCCAAGCGAGGCTCAGCGCCCGGGGGATCTACGAACCCTCGATCTCGGCCCAGGATTCAATCATCTTAACCGCGTCTGCTGCCTGGGTGCCGGGCAGGTCTAGAGCTTCGAAGTAGCGAGACAATATCGCCCCGCCGCAAGAGCTGGCGACTGAGGCCTCGCCGATAGCGTTGTCGGTGGCGCTGCGAAAGAGCTGTCGCGATGCCCGATTGAGTTCCGTGGCGGCTTGCTTCCTCATATCCGGATGCCAGGTTCGCACCGGGCCGTTACCGCTCGTGAGATCCCCAAGTGCGCCATGGAAAGCAGTCGATGCGAAGTGTCGCAGGGGCGGCGGGAACCTGGACACGCGCTGTATGGCGTCGTCAACTTCCTTGAGCAAGACGTCCCCTCTCGCCTCTGCCCACCGCTGCTTCAGTCTTCCGAACACTGCGCCCTCCCGCGATCGATCTCACCACTACACCACGCCCCTACAGGACGGTCTATCCAAGGCGGCCAGCCCTGATAGAGTGCGAGGCCATGAGCGCCCTCGATCCCTCGGTCATCGTCCGCGACGCGCAGGAAGCGGCGGCGCTCGCCATCCGCCAGCGCGGCACGATCCGGCTGGTCTTCAATCCTCTCCCTGACGGCCGCACCGTCGCGACGAGCCCGGACGCGGATTGGCTGCTCGAGGTCGCATGGAGTCGGGAGTCCGCGAAGCTGAAGGCGATGACGGCGATCCTGCGGGTCTCCGGATGGTGCGGAGAGCATGCCCGCTGGCAGCGAGAGGCCTGAGGCGGCCGTATGCAGCCCGGAGCGCCAAAGGTCCGGCTCGTCCACGCCCAGGAAGGCGACCAGCACGTCTACACCTGCCCGAGCATCCCCAACCTGCACGTCTCTCGCGAAACCCAGCCCAAGGCGCGCCAGGCCGCGCGCGACTGGATCGCTCGGCATTCGGATCGCATCGGCGAGGCCCGACCGACGATCGTTTGGTCCGCCTGATCCTGACACGACCGTACAGGACCCTCCGGCCTCGCCAAGGCGCCGGACGCCTTCAGACGCCCGTACAGGGCTATCGGGGCCTTCCCGGCACTCCGCGTCGTCGAGCGCGGCCGCTGCGGCTTCGCCCGTTATGGGAATCCCCATATCGGCCACGCATGCCTCTCCGGACGTTGCTGGCGGGCATACGGGGTCGCGGACGAGCATCGGGGCCGAGACGAGCGAGCCGTCGTCCTCCGCTTTCTCAATCGTTCCGCGAGGAGCCGCATCCGAGGCATCGCCCGCCGCTACAGAGCCATTTCGATTCTCCCGCCCAACCTGTAGGGCCGGCGCGGGCTCATCCGATGCCGCTACAGGACCGGGCCCCGCCTCGAGTTCGACCAGGCGCGCCGCGGCGAGATCACGAAGGCGGCCGGCGGGCTCCCGCCGCAGGACATCCCGCAGCAATGCGGGATCCGCCTTCATCACGGCGGCTTCCATGGGATCCCGCCCGCGGGCGCTCGACTTCACAGGACGGGCGGCCTCCGATTCCGCTATACGACCCCCGCCCGCCGCGAGCGCCGCTTCCTGGGCGCGCCGCTCCGCCATGGCCGCCTCATACTGCGCCATCACCTGTGCATCGGTCCGCCGTGCCCGGTCCGCCTTCGCCTGGGCTTGCAGCGCCGCGTCATGCTGGCGACGAATCGCCTTCGTCAGGTCATCGCCCGAATGCCAGGTGCCGCTAGCGCACGGGCACCGATGCGGAGGCGCCTCACGCTGCAGCTCGCGCCGCTGCAGTTCGCGAATCGCCGCGCCGACGGCCTCGCCATGCGCGCGCCGCTGCTCCCGTGTCGGATCGGCAACCCGCCGGCCCTTTGCCACCGTCGCGTTGAGAGCGGGATAGATCGGGCCGAACGCGTCCACCGGCTCGCGCGGCGCCGTCGCAGATGCTTCCACGGAATCGACATAGGCCATGGTCGTGGTCCTTCGTTCGGGCGCGCTCGCCCGTTGGCCATCGCGGGACGCGCGGCCTTCATCGTCTCGGGATTGTCGGAATCAGCCGGCTATCGGCCGGCCCGCATGAAGCGGCTGGAAGGCGCCGGGCTGGCGCCCTCGGGTCGCGTCAGGCTGAGGCGGTTGCCCCTTCGAGCATCAGCCGAGCAGTGCGAATCGCACCATCGCGCGACCGATGCGAGACCCGGCACCACTTGCCGATTGCGAGATGCGTCCAGCCATCCGCATCGTTCCCGATCCGCACGCGCTTGCCCGCGATCCGGAACGGTGCCCAACGCCAGTTCGAAACATCGTGGTCCATAGCCTCACCCTCCCATGAGCGTGGCGAAGCCGATCATGAAGGCTCCACCGTAGACGAGGACGAAAGCGGCGAGCACGTCGCCGAGCGGGAAGCGAGGGCCGGCGCAATCCGGCCCATGGAGAGCGGCGGGCATCACGCGGCGGCCTCCGCGGAGGCATAGTCGGTCGCCTGGACGATAGCGCGGATGCACCCGTCCATGCCGATCGCCTGCCCGGTCGTGGTGCGAGCCCAAATGCAGAGGCCAGCGAAGTCGCGGTCGACTTTCTCGCCTTGCTCCTCCAGCTTGCCGGCGAGCCATTCGGTCACGGACCAGTGCTCGAACACCTCGCTTTCGTAGGCATCGAGGCCAAACTCTTCGCAGAGGTCCTCCCATCCGCAGGCGTCGCCCGGGCTGGCCGTAGCGACGGCGTCTTCCGGATGGTCAACGGTGCTCGCAAGCGACATGTTTTCGAAGTCGCCGCCTATGACGCTCCATCCGGCGTTGCGCGCCGCCTCTTCGTAGTCAGCGATGGGTGAGGCGAGTTCCGCTGCCTGTTCGGCGAGGGCAGAAAGCTCCCGGCGGACAGGCCCGCCATCGGGATTGATGAAGCCGAAGCCCTGCGCAAGCGTGGCCACGAGGCTCGACATGCAGACGAGCACTTCACGTTGGACGAGCACGTCCGCCTGACGCTGCATCTTGCGTTCTGCATCCTCACGCGTCGTGGTAGTGGTGATCTCAGCCTTGGTCATGATGGTCGCTCCATCGTGTCTAGGTCAGGCTCGGGATCGGCGTTGGCGCGCCGCCCCGAGCCGCTTGCCGCAATGCGTGCGGCCCGCTATATTCTCCGGAGTGATGGTGGCCGGGGTTGCAGCCCGACCACCACGCCGCGCTAAGCGGCTAGGTCATCCAAGGTAGCCAGGTCAGGACCGCTCGGAGCGTAACACTCCAGCGGTCCTTTCCTTTCTTGGTGACCCGCAACGTGACCATGACCATGGCCATCACTCCGGGTTGGGCCGTATCCGACCGCGTACGGCGGTCACGGGGTCCGCTGGTCAAGCGCACCGTGTGAAGCTCCTCAGAGCATCAAGGCGCTGCGCTCGCCTCCCTTCGTCCTCTCCCCTCCGATCCTCCCCAAGGCGCCCGCCCCATCGCCGCGCCTCATGACGGCTATATGTGTCCGCCAATGCAGAGTCGTCAATAGAAAAACGAAAGCAAAAGCAAAAAAGAAAAGGGGGAGGGGGAGGCAAAAGTCTAGGAGATCAGGGGGCTAGCGACCGCATCGGGGGCCATTTGCAGAATTTTTCTCGGCCTATACCAAATTCAATCAGACAGGTTGTTGTACAAGAACAGCGCGTAGGGATTGACGGGGCTCGCCAGGATGGTCAAATCGCGATACTCGGCCCGGATAAATGAGGGCTCAGTTGGAGGTCGAGATGACGTTTCCGGAGCTTGTTGAGGCGGTGCGGCGGGAGACGTGCTGGCCGCGGACTAAGGTCGAGCGCGTGCTGCGGGCCGGCTTCCGACAGATCCAGGCCGGGATCAGTCGCGATGGCGAGGTGTGTATTTTTGGCTTCGGGAAATTCGCGATTAAAGAAATGCCGGATCGCGATGCTTTGGACTTTCGCACCGGCGAACGCATTCGAGCGTCGGGCAAGCGCAAGGTCCGCTTCACGCCCTTCGGACGTACTGCGAGGGCGGCTCGAAACCGGCGTTGAACACTTTGTCGCGGATTTTGCCGTGCGGCTTCTCGATAATGAGAAATGATCGATGTAGCCGTCTATGATAAACAGCGCTTATCAACGTTGACGCCTGCGATTGAGCGGATATGAAAGGCGCACATCTGATTTCTGCGCTTGGGGCGCCGCGACAATCGACAGGAGGCCGGCATGAAGGAACGTGAAGGCCTCCCATACCCAGCCCTTCGGGGCGTGGGGAAGTCAGGTCGTTCCCGCCTCTCTCGGACAGAGGAGCCCGCCGGTTCGAATCCGGCCGGCCCGACCACTCAACAGCAGCGCTGATCCCTCGGGATTGGTGCAATAGGCAGCACGCCGGATTTTGGCTCCGGAGATGCGGGTTCGAAGCCAGCATCCCGATCCAGTTTATCGCAGGTGGGAGGTGGCGGTCATCTCGTCTGGCTCATAACCAGAACCAAGCCCGTTCAACTCGGGCACCTGCTACCAGTTCGATACGGCAGGCAGTTGGCGGACCGTTGCGCGGTCGAGCCTTAGTCTGTAGCCGGATCGGAGATGCGGCAGCACGGAAGGGCGTGTCCCGAGAGGTTCGTCACCCTCGGCATCTGCGGGGTAGGCAAGCGGAAACCACCCTCCTGGGTGAGCTATGCCACCGGCTTTGTACGACGTGCCGGGATCGTTGGTTCGAATCCTTCCCCCGGGGATGAGCCGGTTGTCGAGGCCGGCCCGCATCTATCCTTTCCAAGCCTCCCCCGCTTCTAAACGAAAGCGGCTCAGGCTTTACGAGTTCTCGCGGCGGACGGACGAGGCTTAGGCCCGTGAGGTGATGGCTGGGAGTGGTAGGCAGCACTTCGGTGCTGGACGCTGAACCACCGAAGCCTGATCCAAGCCGGGGTGGGAAGCGAGCGGTCCAGCCCGCGAGAAACAGTTCGAGCAGCGGCGCTGATGGAAGCGCGGCGCGCGCATTGACGGCGGTGAACCCGCTCCAAGTTGGGCCGAACATCCGATAGGCCCCGCGCTACAAGCCGAGAGAGCCCGGCCTGCTCGATTCATCCAACCCGTGCAGAAATTGCACGAGTTCACCAGTTCGATGCGGAGCGTGACGGGGCACGGCTGGCGACGGCCTGTCCTCTACGTTCGGGTTCGAGCCCCGATGGCGTTGGTTCCGACTGACCCATAGCTGCAATCGGTAGAGCGGCGCTCTGCATCGAGCCGTCGTGAGGTTCCCATGGCTCGTCTGAGGCCCAGCGGGTCGCGGCTGACCGCCTCGGCGCCGCGCCTGACGCCGTCGACGCCTCGGCTCGCGGCCTCACCGAAGGTCGCGGACGCGATCTACCGGACGCCGGAGCATCGGCGCTGGTCCGCTGCGGTGATCCGGCGAGCGCGCGGCAAGTGCCAGTGGCCGGAGGGCTGCGACAAGGCCGCGCCGCGAGACCGGATGGTGGCCGACCACATCGTCGAGGTGAAGGACGGCGGCAACCCGTTCGATCCAGCCAATGGGCAATGTCTTTGCGTCCAGCACAACACGCTGAAGGGGGCTCGAGCCCGGCTCGCCCGCCAGAGATCGTAGATCATGCCGATGAGAACACGGGCCCGGCGCTCCGGGTCGAAGGGCGGTCGCCCGTCCAAGATGGACCCGGACAAGGTGCAGCGGGTCGAGGAGATGAAGGCCTGCGGGATCTCCGATGAGGCGATCGCCGAGCGGCTGACCCTCTCGCGGACGACGCTGCTCAAGCATTACGGCCGAGCCCTGCGCGTCGGGCGGCATCGTCGCCGGGCCGAGTTGAACGAGATCGTCTGGCGTGAGGCGCGGGCCGGCAAGAGCTGGGCCGTCAAGATGCTGAAGGCTGACATGGAGGCGGCCGAGGCTGAGGAGGACTTCCTTGGGGGCGCGAAGGCCGAACAGCCGGCCGCGCCGAAGCCACCGAAGCTCGGCAAGAAGGAGATCGCGCAGCAGGAGGCCGTCACAGCGGCCGAGGGCACCGACTGGGGGACTGACCTCGAGGTGCCCGGAGCGACGATGCAGTGAGCCTCTGGCGGACGGCCAACCCCGATTGGGAGTCGGCCATTCGGAACGGGACGTCGCTGGTCCCGCCGCTGCCCATCTTCGAGGACGAGGCGGAGAAGGCTCTCCGCATCTTCAAGCGTCTTCGGGTGCCGGATATCGAGGGCAACCCTACGCACGGCGAGGTGTGCGAGCCGTGGGTCTTCGATCTCGTCAGGGTGATCTTCGGCTCCTACGACGTCGCCCTCAAGCAGCGGATGATCAGGGAGTTCTTCCTTCTCATCCCGAAGAAGAACGGGAAGAGCTCGATCGCCGCGGCGGTCATCGTCACGGCGGCCCTGATGAACCGGCGGCCGGAGGCAGAGCTGCTGCTCATCGCCCCGACGAAGATGATCGCCAACATCGCCTTCAAGCAGGCGAAGGGCATCATCCGGCTCGACCAGGCTCTCACGAAGCTCTTCCACATCCAGGAGCACATCAAGACGATCACCCATCGTCGGACGCTGGCGCAGATCCAGATCAAGGCGGCGGACACGGATGCGATCACGGGCTCGAAGGCGACCTTCGTCCTGATCGACGAGACGCACGTCTTCGCGGCGATGGCGAAGGCGGACCAGGTCTTCATTGAGGTCCGCGGTGGTCTCGCGGCCCGGCCGGATGGCTTCCTGCTGCAGATCACCACGCAGTCCAAGGAGCCGCCCGCGGGAGTGTTCAAGGCCGAACTCGCCAAGGCGCGCGACGTCCGGGACGGCAAGCTCGAGATGGCCCTCCTGCCGATCCTGTACGAGCTGCCCGCGGACCTCGTCGCGCACGACAACTGGAAGCGCCGGGAGAACTGGAAGCTCGTCAACCCGAACCTGGGCATCTCGGTCTCAGAGGATTACCTCGTCGACCAGCTCACGGCGGCGGAGCGCGAGGGGATCGGGGCTCTCGCGCTGCTGGCCTCGCAGCACTTCAACGTCGAGGTCGGCATCGGTCTGCGCACCGACCGCTGGGCTGGCGCCGATCACTGGCTGAAGGCCGCAGATCGGACGATTACGCTCGACGCGCTCCTCGAGCGATCCGAGGTCGTCGCAGTCGGCATCGACGGTGGCGGGCTGGACGACCTGCTTGGCCTGGCCGTGCTTGGCCGGGAGCGCGGGACGCGGCGCTGGCTTCTCTGGTGCCGGGCCTGGGCTCACGATTGCGTCCTGACGCGACGGAAGGAGATCGCGCCGCGGCTCATCGACTTCCGCAAGGAGGAGACGCTCACGGTGCTTCCGGACGATTCCGACGAGGACGTCACCGGCGTTGTGGACGTGATCGAGCAGGTGCATCAGTCCGGGCTTCTGGCGCAAGGCCGGGCGATCGGTGTCGACCCTGTCGGAATCGTGCAGATCCTCGACGAGATCAGGCGCCGCGGCTTCGATGTCGCCGAGCGCGTCGAGCCGGTCCGGCAGGGCTGGACCATGTCGGACAAGATCAAGAGTACCGAGCGCCAACTGGCGGCCGGGAACCTCATTCACGACGGATCGGCGCTCATGACGTGGTGCGTGGGGAACGCGAAGGTCGAACCCCGCGGCAACGCCATCCTGATCACCAAGGCGGTTTCCGGCTCGGCCAAGATCGATCCGCTGATCGCCGCCTTCAACGCGGTCGACATCATGGCGCGAGACCCCGTGGCGGGCGCTGTTCTCAACGTCCGCGCCATGGTGGCCTGACGGAGTATCGATCCGATGACGAAGGTTCATCATCGCGAGGCGGTTACGCCCGGCGGGGGGTACGACTTTGTCGTCTCCGATGGCAGCCGGGATCGCTACGGCACCCGCATCAACCCGAACGGCTGGCTGCTGACTTCCTTCCGGAAGAACCCGATCGCGCTGTTCGGCCACGCCTCGGACTTCGTCATGGGGCGCTGGGAGAACATCCGGGTCGAGGGCGAGAAGGTGCTCGCGACGCTGGTCCCCGCCGCTCGCGGAACGAGCGCTCGGATCGACGAGCTTCTGAGCCTGCTGGAGCAAGGAATCCTGCGGGCGTCATCGGTTGGCTTCTCCGTCGTCAAGCTCGGCGAGAAGGGCGACCCCTACGAGTACATGCAGCAAGAACTGCTGGAGATCAGCGTGGTCTCGGTGCCCGGCAACGCGAATGCGCTCGCCGTCGCCCGATCCATGAACCTCTCCGACGAAACACTGTCCCTGGCATTCGATGGCGAGCAAGCCGGAACGAAGCGACGGGACGTGCCCACGGGCGAGCAAGCCCAGTCTCCGAACGAGCAGCGATCCCGCGTGGGCCTGCCCCCTCTCAAGGAAGCACCATCCATGTCCCCGACCCTTTCCGCGCGCATCGAGAATGCGCAGAGCGAGCTGAACGCGGCGCGTGACGCCCTCACCGCCCATCTCGACAACGACAGCGGCGACACCGATCAGACGGAGGCGCTCTCGGCCGAGATCGAGACGCGCGAGACCCGGCTTGCCTCGCTCAAGCGGGCCGAGCAGGCCCTGGCCAGCCGCACTTCTGATGGCGGCGGAGATCAGCGCGGCGACAAGCCCAAGCTGCCGTCCGTGCGGAAGCCGCTCGGCGTTAACCTGCGCGAGCCGAAGCCGGAAGACCTGATCGTCCGCGCCGCGGTCTGCAACGCGCTGGCGTTCGCCACTGGCAAGGACGCGATCCGCATCATGGAGGACCGCTACGGCGGCCACGAGGCAACCGAGGTCGTCGTTCGCGCGGCTGTCGAGGGTGCCAAGACCACGACTGCGGGCTGGGCAGCCGAGCTCGTCGAGACCGCAATGGGCGCCTTCATGGAGTCTTTGCGGCCGATCTCGATCTACCCCCAGCTTGCCGGGCTCGGCACCAAGCTGTCGTTCGGTCCCGGCCGCGCCGCGATCAAGCTGCCTTCCCGGGCTCCGACGCCGTCCGTCAGCGGCTCGTTCGTCGCGGAAGGTGCGCCGATCCCCGTTCGCCGGATGGGCCTGACCTCCGTCACGCTGACGCCGAACAAGCTCGGCGTCATCTCCGTGTTCAGCCGGGAGATCGCGCGATACTCCAACCCGCAGATCGAAGGTCTGCTTCGCCAGGAGATCCAGGCCGACACCGCGATCACCATCGATACGCTCCTGCTCGACGCCGTGGCGGGCTCGGCGACGCGTCCGGCCGGCCTCACCAACGGCGTCACTGCGCTCACGGCTTCGACCGCTGGCGGCTATCAGGCGATCCTCGAAGACATCGCCACGCTGGCCGCGCCGTTCGATTCCGCGAACGCGGGACGCAGCCTCGTCCTGCTGCTCAATCCGAAGGAGGCCCGTCTCCTGAAGATGACCCCCGGCCCGAATGCCTCCGGCTTCGGATGGGCGGCACAATTCCTCGAGGAGTTCACGATCATCCGCTCGACGACGATCCCGGCCGGTCACGTCTACCTGATCGACGCCGCGGATTTCGCGACGGCGGCCGGGGATGCGCCCGAGTTCGACGTCAGCGAGCAGACGGTTCTCCATATGGAGGACACCGCTCCGGTCCACATCGGCGTTGCCGGCACTCCGAATGTGGCGGCCGCGCCGGCCCAGAGCATGTTCCAGACTGCGCAGCTCGCGCTGCGGATGATCATGGACGTGACCTGGGCGATGCGCCGTCAGGGCATGGTCCAGCACATCGCTGCCGTGGATTGGGCGCCGGCCTAACCTGACCGGTCGTGGAATTGAGAGCGGGGCGCTGCTGCCCCGCTCTAACCAAGGAGGATGCCAATGTCTGACGTCGAAACACTGCGAGCGGCCTACAAGGAAGCCACGGGCAAGAACGCCTTCAATGGCTGGGACGCCGCTGAACTGCAGAAGCGGATCGACGAAGCTGCTGGGAACGCTACCGAACCCGCGACGAAGGTCGAGGCAACTCCCGCAACCGCCCCCGAACCCTATCCGTCCCAGGCTGACCTCGACGAGATGCGGGAGCGTTCGGTCGCTGGCGGCCAGACGCGTCGGGATATGAAGACGTCGGCGAAGCCGGTCGACTACGAGACTCGCTGACCCCCGATGGCCAACTGGCTGACCCGCATATTCCGGCCGACTGCCGCACGTGCGGGCGAGGGACGTTCGCGCCCTGGCCCGTACATGCTGGTCGATGGGATCCTGTCTGCGGGCGCTGGCAAGCATTGGAACTGGTGGCAGAGCGGCTCCCGTCTGCATCCCTACGGCCAAGGTAGTGCAATGGTGGAGGCCTGCGTCTCCGCATATTCGCAAACCGTCGCCATGTGCCCCGGTGATCACTGGCGGAAGCTGGACAACGGCGGCCGCGAGCGCGTCACCGGGTCGGCGCTGACCCGGATACTGAAGCGTCCGAATGACTATCAGTCTATGTCGGACCTGCTGCTGAACGCGACGCGCCGCCTTTACAACGAGGGCGAGGCCTTCGGCGTGGTGATCCGGAACAACCGTGGAGAGCCGAGCGAACTTCACCTGATGCGCCGCGGCCAGCCGCTGGTCGCGCAGGATGGATCGATCTTCTATGGCCTGTCGGGAAACGAAATCCTCGAGAGGCGCTACGACTTTTCACTTCCTATCCCCGCCCGCGACGTCCTTCACATCCGCCTTCATACGCCGAGGCACCCGTTGAAGGGTGAAAGCCCGATCCTCGCGACCGTGCTCGAGCGGGCGATGTCGGATGCGGCGCTCAATCAACAGGTCGCCTTTTATCTGAACCAGGCCCGACCTTCGTTCATCCTTGAGACGGACGAAAAGCTGACGGTCGAGCAGTCGCGCGACCTTCGGGAATGGTGGGATGAGCAGACGCAAGGCGAAAACGTAGGGAAGACGCCCATCATCTCGTGGGGTCTTAAGGCAAAGCCAGTCACGACTGCCGCACAAGACGGCCAACTCGCAGACCTCCTCAAGATTACCGATCAGAGCGTCGCGATGGCATTCCGTCTGCCGTTGCAGGTGCTCGGTCTCGGCGGCCCGACCTTCGCCTCCACCGAGCTGCTGATGCAGTCGTGGATCGCGTCAGGTCTAGGCTTTGCGCTGAACCACATCGAGGAAGCCTTCGGGCTCCTGTTCGGGCTCCGCGGACTGCCCGACGAGTACCTTGAGTTCGATACCCGTGCGCTGTTGCGTAGCGCCTACAAGGATCGGATCGAGGCGCTCGCTCGCGGCGTGATCAGCGGCATCTACAGCCCAGATGAGGGTCGCGCCGAGGAAGACCTTCCCGCAGTGCCGGGCGGACACGGTGCGATGCCTCGTGTGCAGCAGCAGGTCGTGCCGTTGAGCTACGGCACAGCAATGCGGCCTCCAGATCCTTCGGCTCCCCAAGCCCCTGGCGGGCCCGAACTGCCATCTCCGGCGAACGACAAGACCGAGGGACAAGATGGAGATCAGGCCCTCGGCTGGAACGGAGCCGACCTCTTGCGGGACGCGGATGAACTCGGCCGCCTCGTCGCCTAGTTCGGCCTTACGGGAGGCGCTTGCGCATGTCATCGCGGCCGAGCGCCGACAATGGCAGCGTGAGCGCGAGGGCATCGAGGCTGAAGCACGCGCGACGATTGCAGACCTTCGCGCGACGGTCGCCGAGTCGCGGGCGTCGAACGTCGAGTTGAGCGACAAGATCCTACGTCGTGTCGACGAGCGGCTTGCGTCGCTGAGAGACGGTGACCGCGGGGAGAAGGGCGAGCCAGGGACCGACGGAGCCGATGGTCGAGATGGGCTGGACGGCGCCGCTGGGGAAAAGGGCCCGCCTGGCGCTCGCGGCGACACAGGGGAGCCCGGCATTCCGGGACGCGATGGGGCGACGGGCGAACGCGGGCCTCCAGGCCGTGACGGCGTAGACGGCCGGAACGGCGCAGATGGGGCGCCAGGGGAGCGCGGTCCTCCAGGCAAGGTGGGTCGGGACGGTGCTGATGGAGCAGAAGGCCGTCAGGGCCCGCCAGGTGAACGCGGCCTGGACGGTCGGGATGGTGTCGACGGCGCCCCCGGCGAGCGAGGCGAGCAGGGCGAACGTGGCCCGCCTGGCCGAGATGGTCCGGCTGGTGAGAAGGGTGACCCAGGGCCGCAAGGCGATCGTGGGACCGACGGAGAGAGGGGCCTCGATGGTGCGCCTGGGCTTGATGGCAAGGACGGGCGCGACGGCGACCGGGGTCCGCAGGGTGAACCCGGCATTCGTGGTGAGGAAGGCCCGCCGGGAAAACTTCCTGTCGCCCGCGAATGGGAAGACCGCGTCTATTACGAGGCCGACGTCGTGACGTTGTCCGGAGCGACCTACCAAGCGCTTCGCGACACGGCTCGGATGCCGCCAAATGCCGATTGGTCTTGCCTCGCGGCGTCCGGGCGTGATGGCGAGGCTGGCCGATCCATCGCCATTCGCGGGACCTGGGCAGCAGACGCCTCCTACTCGGCGCTCGACGTTGTCGCGCTCAACGGTGGTTCTTTCATTGCTCGTAAAGATGAGCCCGGTCCTTGCCCCGGCGATGGATGGCAACTGCTTGCTTCGCAGGGAAAGCGCGGGGCTCCGGGGGAGAGAGGTCAGTCCGGCGAGAAAGGGGATCGGGGCGAACCTGGCCTGCCTGTCATCGGGTTGGACGTGAGCGACGAGGCGATCCTGACGCTGACGAACGCCGACGGCTCTACGGTTTCGGTCGATCTGTACCCGCTCTTGGCGAAGGTTGCTGGCCGATGAGGACCATCGTCATCACGCCTCCTGGGCCGCTCATTACTCCGGAAGCGGTGCCCGGCGATCATGTCGCGAACGATGCCAAGGTCGCGGCGTTGATCCAGGCGGCGACGGAGCAGATCGATGGCCCTACGGGCTGGCTCGGTCGGGCGCTTGGGCCGCAAACCCTGGAACTGCACTTGACCGCCTGTGACGTGGCCTATGGCCCACCGGGCTTCATCTACCAGCCGCTGATCGAACTGCTCTCGGTCAAGTACGATGATCCAGACGGAACTGAGCGCACGCTTTCCGCGCCGGAAGATCATGTCCGGCTTCGGTCATGGCGAGTAATGCCGGCTACGTCGTGGCCTACAATCGCGGATTCCGGTCACCTGAGAATTCGCTATCGGGCCGGCTACGACGGCGACACGACGGGGGCTGTCCCCGAGAGGGTGAAACAGGCAATCGTGCTGGGCGTGAACAACGCCAAATCGGTCGGTGCCGAGAATCTCTTCATAGCCGAGGAGGATGTCGATGGGGTCGGCTCGACCCGGTATGTCGTCTCGCCATCTGCCGGCCTCGTGATCGCGAAGACTATCGATCAGATGCTTTCAGGGCTCAGGGTCTTCGCATGACCCCCGCGGCCGCCCGCGCCATGTATGCGCGCCAGATCGCGGCGCATGGCGAGAACGTCACCTTTCGCCGCGTCGTTCCCAATGCGGCGCCGATCGAAAGGACCGTGCGAATCCGGCTCGTGAGCTACGGCGAAGCCGAGCTGGTGGGCGGCGTGAACCTCAGCGACCGGAAGGCGATCGTCATGCGCGATTCCCTTCATGCGTCAGGATTCCCGCTGCCATTCCGTCGCGGGTCCGACAAGGTCATCATCGGGAACACGACACTCACCGTGAACGAGGTCGATGACACGAAGCGTCGGGTCGCCGGGGAACTCATCGCCTACGAGCTTCTGCTCGGGGGCGCGGCTCTCGTCTGATGGCCCGGACCCGCATCCAGGGCGCGAGCGTATCGCTCGAGGTCGCCTTCCCGGAGATTTTCAGCGCTGCGGAGCGCAGCAAGGCGTTCGCCGAGTACGCCCGCGAGCAGATCGGGCATGCCAATCAGGTGAACGCGGCGGTCCTCGGACGCCCCGCCCCCTATGCGACGATCGTCGACGGGAGGCGCGGTGGATCGCTCGACAGCGTCCGCCCAGACGGTCAGATCGTGGCGGAATGGGACCTGATCTCGCCGACCATCGAGTACGTGCGCGAGCAACTGATCAAGCACTCGCCCGTGGGCAGAGCCGGGGATCGCCGCCCTGGTCACCCCGGGCTCTATCGCTCCTCACACGTCCTGATCATCGACGGCCGCCCCCAAGAAGACGGCGCGCCACTGCCTCCGCTGTTCGAGGAAGCCGTGTTCGCGTCGACGGTGCCATACGCTCGAAAGATCGAGAACGGGCTCTCCAGCCAGGCCCCGGACGGCGTCTACGAGGCGGTGGCGATGCTCGCTCAGCGGCGCTTTGGCAACGTCGCTCGGATCGGCTTCAGCTGGCGATCGCTCCTTATCGGCGGGATCGACGAATGGGCGCGATCGCCCGGTGGTCGTAGGCAGAAGGCCCGCCGTGGTGGGCGCCCTGGCCTAGCTGAGGATTGGCTCCGCAGGCAGCCCAGCGTCGTCGTGAGGCCGCGCTGATGGCCCGCCTCGCTGTCGTCAACGCTGTCTTGAACAGGCTCGGTCCTCTCACGGGGCCAGCCGATGATCCCAAGCGCTACTGGCAGCCTTCGTCGGGCGATCCGGTCTTGGTGGTTGGTCCGAACGAGACGGGCGATGCCGACCCTGCCGGCGGCCGCTTCATCACGGTGCAGTTCCCCGTGGCGAACGAAGAAATGCGTTCGATCGGAGACCCGGGCAACAACCTGTGGGTCGAAGAGGGCGTGATCCGCCTCGTGATCGGCGCCGAGAGAAACGCCGGGTTGAACCAGGCGCTCGCTTGGGCAGATGAACTCGCCTCTCTCTTCCGCGGCCAGTCCTTCGATGGGGTCCAGTGCTGGGCGGTGACATCCCCTCAGATGGACGATCGCAATGAGGAGAGCGGGTACTACCGAGTGCCCCTCGCCATAGGGTTCGAGCACACGCTCTTCGGCTGACGCGCCGCCCACCTTCACGACAATCTGAGGAGTTCCCGATGCCCTTCGCGGATCACGCGCTCACGCGCATCGCCTACGTCGCCGAGAGCGCATGGGGCGTCACGCCGGCCACGCCGACGCTCAAGACGCTGCGCACCACGCGCGCCTCGGGCCTGCGGACGAACAAGGCCACGGTCGAGTCGGACGAGCTGCGCGCCGACCGGAACGTGGCCGATCTCATCCAGGTCTCGCAGCGGGCCTCCGGCGAGTATCCGGTCGAGATGAGCTACGGCTCCTTCGACGACTGGCTCGCGGCTGTGCTTTGCGGCAGCTGGGCGACCAACATCCTCAAGAATGGGATCCTGCGGACCTCCTTCACGGTCGAAGAGACCCGCGAGATGGGCGCGACCGACAGCTTCTCGCGCTTCACCGGGGCCATGCTCAACACCTTCTCGCTGGATCTGCGCCCGGCAGCGAAGGTGGAGGGTTCCTTCGGCCTGATGGCACAGAAGGAGACGCTCGCGACGGCCATCGTGACGGGCGCCACCTATACGCCGGCCAGCACCGAGCAGATCATGAACTCGAGCTCGCACGTCGCGAGCCTGACAATTCCAAACGTCACCTCCCCCAAGGTGATGTCGCTGAGCCTGAACGTCGACAATGGCATGCGTGAGCGCCCGGTCGTCGGCTCGCTCTACAGCGAGGAGTTCGGGCTTGGCCGCTGCCGGGTAACGGGTCAGATGGAGCTCTACTTCTCCGATCCGGCGATTTACCAGGCCGTTCTCGACCACGGATCGGGCGCGCTCTCGTTCACGATCGGGGCCGACGCCAACAAGAAGTACACCTTCAATCTCCCGAAGGTCCGCTTCGGCGACGGGAACATCCCGGCCGGCGGCAACGACGACGACGTGATGATCACCGTGCCCTTCACGGCGATCTTCGACGCGACCGCTCAGGCGACGATCGTCGTGACCCGCGCCGTCGCCTAAGCGCCGTGGAATAGGGCTTGCCTATGAGTTAAGAGGGTCGAGCCCGCACATCGCGTCAACGATGTGCGGGCTCTAACCGATGACGAACATTGGAGGTTCGGCATGGCTTCTGGCCGTTTATGCGCTTTGGATGGGTGCAACAAGCCGTCGCGCGCTCGCGGGTACTGCAACACCCACTATCGAAGGCTTATGAGAACGGGCTCCGCATGCGTCCGTCGGAAGCTGCACGGCGACCTTCTTGAATGGCTCCGCGCTCACGTAGACCATTCTTCGGACGAGTGCTTGTCGTGGCCGTTCGGGCGAAACACCGCCGGTTACGGCGAAGTGACCTACGAAGGGCGTATCCAACACGCCAGCCGCGTGATGTGCATCCTGGTTCACGGACCGTGCCCGGGTGAGGGGTCCAAGGTGCACGCCGCGCACTCTTGTGGGCGCGGACAGCATGGCTGCGTGAATCCGCTCCACCTTCGTTGGGCGACCGCGCAGCAGAACAACATCGAGAAAAGGGCGCACGGAACGTTACTTTGCGGCGAACGTCACACTCAGGCGAAGCTGTCTGTCGCCCAAGTTCTAGAGATACGAGACATGGCAAGGGCAAAGACGATCAGTCAACGCGAGATTGGTCGTCTCTATGGCGTAAGCCAGCGCACCATTCACAGCATACATGCCGGTCACAACTGGAAACATATCTTGCCTGGAGAGGTTTAAGATGCGTGTCGTGAAAATAACCGAGGACTTCACCGGCTATCCGAGCGGCCGAAAGCGCGCGTTCGAGAAGGGGCAGGTAGTCGAGGTTCCCGACGACTTCGCCGATCTCGCTATCGGCAAAGGCCACGCGAAGGAGCCTGAACCCAAAGTCGAGGAAAGGCCTGCGCCCGAGGCGGCGCCGGCCAAGAGGAGCGTCCGCCCGTGAAGATGTCCGCCATCAAGATCGACAGCGCGAAGGCCGAAGCCGGCGTCCGCGTCCGCCTCGCCGATTTCGACCCCCGTTTCGAGGATGCCTGGGTCAAGGTGCGCGCCTTCGGCAACAAGGACGACCAGCGCATCATCGACAAGCAGAACCGGCTGCGGCGCGGCACGATCACGAACGACGCCGCCGCCGCCAACATGACCGAACGCCTTCGGGAGGCGATCCTCGTCGACTGGGGCGGCTTCACCGACGACAACGACAAGGCGGTGCCTTACTCGCGCGAGCAGGCTGACACGTGGCTGGCGGACAAGGACTACGCGCTGTTTCGGGCGGGTGTCGTATGGGCCGCGAGCGAGGTGTCCAACGGCGACGCCAAGGACATCGAGGCCGACAGCCGGGACTGACGGCCGCCCTCGAGTGGCAATTGGCATGGGGCTCGAAGATCGAGGTCTTCGAACTCTGGGCCGCCGAGGGCGACAACGACACGCCCCTCGCGAAGCGGCCGGAACTCCCTGACCACCTGCATTTCGCGTGGTCATCGTTCTGGGCACTGCAGGGGGACCGCCATCTTGGGTTCGGCTCAGTCGGGCCGATCCCATTCCAGGCGCTCGACGCCTATGCCCGCCGCTGCGGGATCATCGACATCGACGAGTTCGATCGCCTCCATCGCCTTATCGGCGCGATGGACAAGGTCTGGCTCGACGACGCTCGCCGGCGCCAAGAGGCCGAGGCGAGACGGCAACGGAAGCCATCGTAGATGCCCAATCTAGACGTCATCAGGCGCCTGGAGATGCGCGCGGATGTGCCGGGCGCATCCGAGGCCGCGGCGAAACTGCGCGCTATGCAGGGCGGCTTCGAGGAGATGGCGCGTGCCGCCTCGTCCGCGGGCCAAGCTCTCGACCGCAATGAGAAGTCCGTCATCTCGACGGAACGCGCCTACGACAGCTTCCTGAAGCGCACCGTCCCCGGCTACCGCGAGCTCAAGCAGTTCGAGCGCGATGTGAAGGCGCTCGACCAGGCGCTGGGGCAAGGGATCGGCGTTCAGCAGTTCGGCCGCAACTTCGAACTGGCGCGCAAGAAGCTGCCCGAGGTCCGCGCCGAGATGGCCCGTGTGGCGGCGGAGTCCGCTGCGATCGACCGGGCGCTCCAGACGACCCAGCGGCGCATCGCCGACAGTTCCAGGGCATGGCAGGAGTATCGGGAGCGGATCGAGGCCGCGCGCCACGCTCAGAACTCCGCGGAGTTCGGGCGCTCTTTCCGCGAGCGCGTGGGCGCTGAGCGCCCGGCGGCTACGTCTCAGGGCGCATCGTTCTCGGCTCTTGAGGAGCGGGCTCGGCAAGAGCAGGCCGAACAGGCGGCCATCGATCGGGCCATGGTCCTGCGCGAGCGTCAGATCGCCCAGAGGCGCCAGGAAGAGCAGGAGCGGCGGGCGGCAATCGACACGGCTCGATACCAGCAGGAGCGCGGCGAGTTCGGTCGCTCGCTGAACGAGCGCTTCGGCATCGGCGGCCCGGCCGCCACAAGCCGAGGCGCATCCTTCTCCGCTCTCGCCGATAGGGCTGTCGAGGAGCAGCGCGCCCTTCGCGCCGAGGCCGATCGCGTCACCGAGGCGCTCCGCGAGCAGCAGGTCGAGTTCGACCGCCTCGGTCGGACCCGGAACGAGCTTCTGCAGCGCGCCGATCCGCTCGGGGCGGCTCAGGAGCGCCATAATCAAGCCCTCGCCGACGCGAAGCGACTGGTCGACCAGCGGCGGATCAGCGAGGCGCAGTACCTCGCGATCGTGGAGCACGAGGCCGATGTCCTCCGCCGGGTCAACCAGGACTTCGGCGCCGGCAAGGGCGGGTTCCGGGCTCACCAGCGGACGAACCTTGCCTATCAAGCCAATGACGTGATCGGCGGCCTCATCATGGGGCAATCGCCGTTCATGGTCGCCGCACAGCAGGGCCCACAGATCGCCCAGATCCTCGGCGATCACGAGGGCGGCGTCCGTGGCGGCTTGAAGGCGCTGAAGGATGACCTGCTGGGCATGGTCACGCCCGCGCGCGTCGCGTTCGGCGGGCTCGTCGCGCTGGCGGGGGCGGCGGCTTACAGCGTCTATCGGCTTGAGGCTGCTCAGCAGCAACTCAGGATCTCGCTGACCGGTCGCGGCTACGGTTCGGGACTGACGCTGCAGGGCCTGAATGAACTTGCCGAGAGGAACGCCGGCCCGGGGAATCTGACATACGGGGGCGCCCGCGATCTCGCCGGGGTGGTCGCCCGCTCTGGGATCCGCGATTCGGGCCTGATGGACCGGGTGATGCAGTCGGCCCGCGATTACTCAATCACGACAGGTCAGGACGCGGTAGAAGGCAGCAAGGAATGGGCTCAGGCTATTGCCGATCCCGTTCGTGGCCTTGAGATGCTGGAAGAGCGCCTCGGTCGGGTCGATGCGGGCACGGCGACGTTCATTCGGACTCAGGCTCTGTCCGGCAACCGATTGACGGCGTCCACCGCCCTTATGGACGCGTTTTCGAAGCGCCTCGCCAATCACCGCGAGATACTGTCCGGCCTGCCACTGCTTTGGGACACTGCAAAGAAGGGGCTCGATGCGCTCATCGAAACTTTGAACAAGGGCGTTCGGCCACCCGAGGTGAGCATCACCGACCGAGCTGACCCCCAACGGATGGGCCAGATCGGCGCCCAGCAAGCCATGAACGCGACAGTCGCGGCTATGCAGCAGCGCGATGCGGACCGGCGTAAGCGGGAGGAGGATGCTGCCGCAGCGTCGCGCGACATCCAGGGTATTGCCGAGGGTATTGACCCTGACATTGGCAAGTTGCGCGAGCTCGGAATTTCTTTCGACAAGCTGTTTGCGTCCCGTAACGACCCTGACGTCATCAAGAATCTTGAGAAGGCGGGCATTTCCGCGGACAAGTACCGCGAGATCATCGAGAGGGCTGGGAAGGCAAAGGAGACGAGTATCTCGGCCGACCAGCGGGCGTCCGAGCAGCACGAGATCAATCTGCGCTCGATCCGGGCGCTGACGGCCGGTGAGGAAGCCGCGATTGCTGCGGACCAGAAGCGGCTCGAGGCAAAGGGCGACATCACGAAGGCCTATCGCGCCGAAACCGACGCGATCTTGGCCACGACCGAGGCACTGGCGCGCTACGAGAAGGCCGCCGCCGATGCCCTCCGGCAGTCGCAGTACTCTCTCAAGACCGCAGGTCTGTTGCCGATGCAGCGGACGATGCAGGCTATTGCCAACGAAGAGACGGAAGAACTGCTGCGCAACCGTGGCGCTTCGGCGAAGACCATCGCCGACATTCGGGAGCGGTTTGCCAACCGCCGCCGCGAGGCAAGCATCGAGAACTCGTTCGTGCCGCAGCGCGACTTCAACATGCGCCTCGAGGAGATGCGACGCGGCTTCGAATTCCAGCGCGACAGCTTCGGGCAGGCGCCTGAGGCGGTGGAGACGATGCGCGCCCGGCTCGATATGCTGAATGAGGCAACTCGCTACGGTCAGTCCGTGACCGACCGATACGGCGCCGGCTGGGAGGCCCTCGCGGCTCAGATGGGTCGCGCCAAGGCCGCGACGGACGAGCTGGCGCTATCGCAGCAGAACGCGATCGCCGGCATGGACGAGATGCGGTCCGGCTCCCGCGGCCTCCTCACCGGCATGTTCAGCGACCTGCGGCAGGGCAAGAGCCCTATCGACGGGCTTATAAACGGCCTCGGCCGGATGCAGGATCAGATGTTCGAGCGGATGATCAGCAAGCCGCTGATCGAGGGCCTGATGGGCCGAGACGGGACCGGCAACGGTGGATGGCTCAGCGGGTTGCTCCAGGGCACCGGCTTGCCGGCGCTCATGGGTGCGAATGGTCAGACCGGCTCGCTAGGAGACGTCGCCTCCAAGGTACTTGGCATCGGCCAGACGGCCACGGGTACGATGTCCGTCACCGCCGGTGTCGTGAACATCGGCGGTGCAGGCATCGGCGGGCTCATCCCAGGGCTGGGAGGGCGAGGGGCCGCGGGCATGGCGGGTATCGGTGGCGGAGCAACCGTCCAGGCGCCCATGTCGGCGGCCGGGACGATCGTTTCGTCGGGCGGCCGCGTCTTGAGCTTCACCCGCAGCGGCTCCGGTTCGCCGATCACGTCGGACCCGGGTGTGATCCTCCCGTACAGGGAACAGACGCCAATCACCCCATATCCGGTCGCGAGTGTCACGAGCTCGCCGCTTTCGCCCTTCCAGCGTGGTGAACCGGTCCAGCTTCAGCCGCCTTCGCTGAGCCGCGATCTGATACCGCCGAGCTCGGCAGAGCTTCAGCGCCGGGTGAATATGCCGGCTCTCAACCGGCCAATTTCCTACTGGGAGGAGCAATGGAGGTTCCCTGAGGCTGGTTCGAAGGTCGGAGGGCGGCTGAGCGACGACTACTCGACGAGCGCGACTGGAGCCGGTGGGCTCGGCTTCCTTCGCGAAGGCTTGGAGCGCAGGGCGCAGGTCATGAGGAATGGCCTTGAGCACCAGATCACGCAGCCGATCGAGACGGCGACCAATGCGGCCGGCGGTGCCATCGACGTCTTCAAGGACACGGTCGCGACGAAGACACCGGCCCTCGGCGGGGCGCTGACGGGCCTCGTCGATGTGCTCGGCTCCGTCGGGAAGGGCGCGTTCAGCCTCTTCGGAGCGAGCGGTGCGAGCGCGGCCGGACCCTCGACCGGCTTTTCGGGCGGCGGCTATACCGGCCCCGGCGGCATGTACGAGCCGCGCGGCATCGTCCACGCTGGCGAGGTCGTCTGGTCGCAGCACGACGTCGCTCGCGCGGGCGGGCCCCAAGTCGTCGACGCCATGCGTCGCGGCGTGGCCGGGTACGCGGTTGGCGGGGAGGTCTGGCCGGCAACGACGTATGCGGCTCCAGTCATGCCGAGCAATGCGGGCGGCGGCGCGCCCATCCAGGTCTCCAATACCGTTCACAACTACGCTGGGGCGCAGGTCGAGCAGCGTGAGACGCGCGGGCCGGACGGACAGATCCAGCTCGAGACCTTCGTGCGGGCCGCCGAGCGGCGCATGGCCTCGAAAGCGGGCCGGAATCGCGGGGAGGCGAAGGACGTCTTCCTGACGAACCAAGCCGCGATGAACCGGGGCTGAGATGGCGCTCCCGGTTTGGCCCGCGTCTCTGCCTCCGCTCCGAGGCAGCGTTCAGGGTAGTGGATCGCCGGGGCTTTACCCAGCTGCTGTGGTCTCGCCCTTCGAGGGCGGGAACGAGCGGATGCGGCGGAAGTACATCGGCCGCCCTCCGACCCCTCTCAGCATCGATCTTCATCTCTCGCTGGACAAGCTCCCGATCTTCGACAACTTCGTCGAGTTCGGTCTCAACATGGGCGTCACGCCCTTCACGGCGCCCGTCGTTCTCCCGAATGGCCTGATCGTGCCGAGGAAGTGCCAGTTCTCGATCGGCGAGAATGGCTTTGCCCCTTTGAGCTACATGACGTGGAACACGGCCATCATCAGCTTGGTCGTGAAGGTCTGGAACTGGCGGGGATACGAGGACGAGGCGCGCGCGCTGTTCGCGACGACCGGCGAGCAGAACTGGGACGACGAGAGGCGGGTCCGGGCCAACGCCTTCATCGCCGGGATGAAGCAGGACGGCGTGTGGGACAGCCTCCGCATCGCCTACCTCTTCGCCAACCGCTTCTCGTCGATCGGCCGGACGAACATGAAGGCGCCTGGCACCTATACCGCGGCGCTCGGCGGCGACACGGTGCCCGCCTTCAGCATCAATCGCGGCTTCAAGGGTGACGGCGTCTCGGGCCACCTCGATCTCGGCGGCACGCTCGCCAGCGTACCCGGCGTCACGCCCGACAACATGTCGGTCTTCGTCTGGTCCCTGACGACCGGCGCCGATACCGGCCGCGAGTTCGGGACGATCGGCAGCACGCTCTCGAGCCTTCAGATCTCGAACGGGACGATCTTCCGCGTGCGGGCCAACTCGTCGACGCAGTTCGACACGCCGAACACCGTTGGCCAGGGCCTCTTCGGCTTCTCCCGCAACGGCAACGCGGTGAACATCTACCGGAACGGCGAATTGCTCGCGACGCAGACCGAGGCCCCGACGGCGTTCGGCAGCGGGAACATGTCGATCCTGCGATCGATGAACGCCTTCTCCGCCCGTCAGATCGCGGCGGTCATGATCGGGACGTCCGTGACGCCTGAGCAGGCTGCCGGCATGTACCGGCAGGTCGGCGACTATCTCCGGGCCGTCGGAGCCGTGTCTTGAGCATCTACGATGCCGCGATGCGGGAGGCGAACTCCTCCGGCGGGTTCGACAAGACCGTCGTCCAGACGATCGAGTTGAGCCATGTCGGCTTCACCGTTCCCGTCCGCCTCGCGATGGTGATCGGCGAGCCGCAGGAGGTCGAGAGCGTCGTCTCGCTCCGCCTCGAGGACAACAGCATCGTCGACCACGCCCTGTGCTTCTTCTCGTTCATCCGGCCTGGCGCCGAGAAGGACGGCCCAACCGAGGGGCGCCTGCGGATCGATGGTGCGTCCAGCCAGATCTACGCGCAGCTGAAATCCGCGCTCGACTACGACGAGCCGATCCGAGCGACCGTGCGGGAATACGTGATCGGCTCCGCCGGCCTCGCCGCCCTCGGCAAGCCGAATTCCGTGATCCCCGGCCTCGAGTTCGAGGAGGCCAGCCTCGACGGCGCGTCCGCCGAGGGCAAGCTCGAATACGTCGACGGCAGCAATCTAAACGTCCCGACGGGGCCGAATGCCTTCTTCGACCGCGACAACTTCCCGACCCTCTACACGTAGGAGCGCGCCATGAGCAGCGATACGCCTGACGGAGGGCGCATCACGCCCTTAGGCGACCTTTGGCCGGGCAAATCCGGCCAAGCGGAAGGGCCTTCGGTCTTCGCCCTGATCGATCAAAGGCTCGACCGCATCGAGAAGCGGCTGGATGCTCTGGAGGCATCTCGGAATCGCGGGGAGATGAAAGCCATCTTCGAGGTACGCGTCGACGAATCCGCGTTCTGGAAAAAGGGCGTCGGGATACTGGCGGCAGCGGGCGAAGCCGAGCGGCAGATCAGTGCCGATCTCGAGGCCGCTTTCGCCAGCATCCAGGACATGGAGGCCAAGGTGTCCCTCCTCGCCGAGGTCTCGGCCGATGGAGACACCTCGGGCATCCGCGATGCGGTGGCGGCGCTGGAGGGGCGCATCTCGACCATCGAGGCTCGCATAGCCGCGAGCGCGGACGCGTCAGCATCTCCGGGGGTTCGGTTGTCGCTCCTCGAGGCCAAGGTGCAGTCGCTGCTTTCGGCGCGCGGCCCTGGATCGGTGCGCGACGCCGGGCGCGAATGCCGCCGCGGCTGAGCGCAGTCGTTCTCCCGCCAGTCACCATCGGAGGACGCTATGGTCACGATCCGAAGCGGGAGCGGCCGAGTCGAGCTCGATCTTGATGCCGGGACGATCTCGTTCTGGCGCTCGAGGATCGCCCTTGACCGCTCGGCCTATGTCGAGGGCCTCCTCGGCCGGCCCTATGACGCGCAGCGGGCCAATTGCTGGCAGCTTGTCGTGGACGTCCAGCGCGACCTCTTCGGCCGCATCCTGCCGGGCGGGAACGAGCCCCTGCCCGAGGACCGGGCTGCTGCGCTTCAGCAGGGCGTCGAGGTCCTCGGCTGGCACGAGCATCCGACCCCGCAGGACGGCGACGTCGTCATGATGAGCCGCTTCGCCGGCGGGCCTCACGATCATGTCGGCACCTTTCTCGCCGATCGCCGGGGCGTCCTGCACACCGACACCTGGCACGGCGTGGTCTGCGACGACCTCGCCTCCCTTCGACACGTCCGCCTCTGGCGCCCGCGCTTCTATCGGCCCGACGCATGACCCTCGTCCTCGAAGTCGACAACCTGCACAAGCCTCTCGGTGAGGCGAAGGCGCTGCCCCGGCGCCGTCGGCGGCTGTCGACCATCGTCAAGCAGCATGCCCCGAAGGACCGGGCCACGGTCGCGCTCGTCTTCCGGAAGAAGGTGAACCTCGCCGCCCTCACGCGGGCCGATCTCGACCAGGCCGCGAGGATGCGGGCGGATTACGCGACGACGCTCGTCGGTCCGGACGACCATGTCGTGTTCGTGCGGCCGGCTCTGGGCGGCAGCAGCGGCCTGTCGGTTGCGCTGATGATCGCCTCTGCGGCCCTGCTTCTCCTCGCGCCTTGGGCCGCGGCGGCGGTCGGTGGCGGCCTTATCGGGTTCGCGGTGCAGACGGGCATGGTCATCGGCGCGGCCCTGCTGCAGGCCGCAGCGGCGAAGTCGAACGCCGCGAAGAAGACGGACAACTCGTTCTACGACATCGCGCCGTCCGGCAACGTGGCGAAGCGCGGCGCGCGCCGCCCGCTCGGCTACGGGCGATGCTGGTCGACGCCTCCGCTCTCCCAGCGAGACTTCATTCGATACATCGGGAACAAGCAAACCGTTCTCGTGAAGCGCCTGCTGGTCGGGCTTGGGAAGTGGGACGTCCTCGCGGTCAAGGTCGGCGAGAGCACCTTCTGGACGAAGGCGGGCGGCGTCCAGTCGCCGTTCAACGTCTCGTCGCTCTTCGGCATCCCGTCCGAGGTCGAGGTCCTCTACGAGCAGGCCTCGAAGATCGTGCCCGGCGATATCGCGACGAGCGAGAGCGTCATCGGGCAGGAACTGCCGCGCTCATACGGGAACCCGGACTGGACACCCTGGTATCGGGCAACCCCGCACGGGGTGAAGGCCGACAAGCTCTATCTCGCCTGGAGCTTCGGCACCGTCATGGTCCGCGGCGACAAGGGGGAGGCGAAGCCGAACAATTTCGGCATCTCCTTCCAATTTCAGCGCCTCGATCCGGTCACGGGCAACCCCACTGGCCCCATCATCACGGACGCAGAAAACATCGGCTACCAGTGCCTGCCCGAGGGCGGCCACTTCGGACGCGAGAAGACCCTGCCGGAGATGGCGGAGTGGCAGGTCCGCTCGTGCAATCCCTGGCCCGACCCGAGTATGATCGGCATCGAGGCGTCGAACACCGTCTACTGGGACGAGCTTTCCGCACTCTTGCCGGACGTCCGCGTGCGCGAGGGGACGACCGAGGTCGTCATCCGCGTCTCCGGCATCAAGGGCATCTCCTCCTTGGGCGAGGTCCGCGTCGAGGCGGAGCGGATCGTGCCCGTCTTCAATGGCTCGACGTGGGTGGAGCAGCCGACGCGGAAGGCCGTCTGGGCCTTCGCGGACCTGATCCGCTCGCCCTACGGCCTCAACCGGCCGGACGGGGTCGATGGCGAGAAGTGCCTCGCCTATGCGAACCGGGCGGACCTCGCCGGCTTCGACGAGTTCAACGGCTTCCTCGACGAGGTGACGACGTTCGGCGTCGCCTTGAACACCGTCCTCGGCCCGCTGCGCGCCCAGCATCAGCGCCTGGGCCAGATCTACAGCTTCATGCGCGACGAGAGCGCCGAGGAGGCCGGCGGCCGGCAGGTCATCACCCGGCAGCAGATCCTCGCCGACACGACCGCCCAGCGCTTCATCTTCACGAAGTCCGATTCCTCGAAGGGCGACGTCATCGTCGAATACCTCCGGGACGGCGACGAGAAGCGCCCCGACGAGGCCCGGCAGACCAAGTTCTCTCAGACCCGCACGCCCAAGCGCTACAAGTTCCCCGGCGTCACCTCCGGCGCGCATGCGGTGATGCTCGCGAACTGGCTGTCGGCCATCGACAAGTTCCGCGGCGCCGAGCGCACGATCACGACGGAGTGGCAGGGAAGGCTCATCTACCCCGCCACGCACATCCTGTCCGATCTCTGGTTCGTGGACGCGAAGGCCGCGCTACCGGGCCGGCTCGTGTCCGGCACGACCTTCGAGGTCGAGGCCCCGCCGCCGATCGCCGCCGGCAACACCTATGTCTCGCTGCGCGGCAAGGAGGGAAACGAGTGGGGCATCCTGCGCGCGGTCTATGACGGCGGCACGCGCCTCACGCTCAACGCGACGGACGTCAGCAACATCCAGGCCGCGACCGGCGTTCTCCTCGCGGACGTCCTGACGGGCGAGCTGCAGGAGCCGAACACGCTGACGATCGGCCCGCTCGTCGAGCTTCAGGAGACCTACATCGCCCGCTCGACGCGGCCCGTCAGCGAGGACCACATCGAAATCGAGATGGTCATCGACAACCCGAAGGTCTGGCAGATCCTCGGGGAGGAGACCGTCGTTCCCGGACCGATCGATCCCGAGGGGCCTGTCGAGCCCCTTCGCCCGAACCTGCCCTCGATCCGAGCCTGGTGCGAGCGCACGGAGACCGACATCCAGATGGTCTGGAGCGTCCCGCAGCCGTTCGGCGCGGTCGCCTTCGACGTCCAGTACGCGATCGACGAAGTCGATATGCCCGCGACCGATTGGACCGAGGTGCAGACTGCCCTTGCCAGCGCGTCGGGATCGGTGGTCATCCGGCAATCGCCTCTGCCGGTGCGCGTCCGCGGCCGCGCGATAGGCCGGACCGGCGTTCCCGGGGACTGGACCTATACGACCTTCTCCACGGTCCCGCCGCGCGTCGACGGCGGATCCGTCGACATCGTCAACGTCACCCTGAACCAGATCGACGCCTATTTCCGGGGGCTGCTCGAAGGCACCGGGCCGGGCTCGATCGGTGAAGCCCTCAACGTCGCGAACAGCGCGCAGTCGCGGGCAAATTCGGCCTTCGGGAACATCGAGGACCTCAAGCTCGCCCTGTCCTCCAACCCGGCGGACCGCACGCGCTCGAAGCTCGTTGCGCGCTCGCTCCGAGACGACCTCGACCTCATCCAGGCCGCGTTCGCCGACGCCCAGAACCGCCTCAACTCCTTCGAGGGGATGATGGTGCAGATTGGTGTCGTCCAGTCGGAGGGCGCCTACAGGATCGCTGGCGAGGCCATCCTCGACAGCCGGATCAATAGCGTCGCCATCGACCTCGACGCGCTCAATGCCCGGGTCTCCCTGCTCGCCTCCACGATCGTCGATGGGGACCTGAACGGCATCCTCGACACGCTCAATTCGCTGTCCGTTTCCCTCGACGCTGTTGCCGGCGAGATCGCGCTCCGGGCGACGACGGCGCAGCTCGACGAGGTGGACGGCCGGGTCACGACCCTCAGCACGACGCTGACCGGGCCGGAGGGGACCATCACGTCGCTGGCGAGTTCGGTCAACACCCTCACGGGCCAGGTCTCGAACGCCGTCTTGCAGCTCAACGCGCTCGGCTCGATCGTCGCGTCCGCGTCGACGGCGGCGGTGAAGTTCGACGGCGATGCGAGGGACCTGACGCTCGACGCTCTGCTCGCGCGGGTGGCGGAGCTCGAAGGTGGGGTCAACGAGCGGCTCGGTACCGCGACCCTGACCCTCGGTGCCCGGATCGGGGAGATGGGCGAGGTCATCGCGGAGAGCGGGCGAACCATTCTTGCGGTCCAGGGGGACGCGGCTGCGCGCTTCTCGTCCTTCGAGCAGGTGATGTCGAACGGCTTTGTCGCGACGGCGTCGGCGCAGCGAGCCCTCGAAACAGCGGCAGGCGCGGCGGCCGGGCGCATCGGCGTCCTCGAGAACGTCACCACGAACGCGCAGAACCCCTCGTCCGTCGTCAGCCGTCTGTCCACGATCGAGGGCACGATCGGCACGGGGACCGGCTCCGGTTCGATCACGGGGCGCATTACCACGCTCGAAGAGGTCACGACCGATCCAAATACAGGCCTCGTCCGCCAGCTGTCGGACCTGCAGACGGCCGTCTCCGGAACAGGGCCGACATCGATCAGCGCGCGGCTCACGACTCTTGCCGAGGTCGTCGGCAAGGCGGCAGGACCGGACGGTCCCGCCTCAGGCCTTGTTTCCCGCGTGGGGAACCTCGAACTGACCCTTAACGGCAACGGGACGCCGCAGAACCCGTCGCTCTCTTCTCGGGTCAGCTCCGTCGAAATTGCTGCGGCCGGGGCTGCCGGCAACGCAGCGGCGGCGATCACGGCGGCGAACAATGCCGCTTCCGCGGCCGCTACGGCAGACGGGAAGGCCGTGAATGCGGCCACTGCCGCGTCGAACGCCGCCTCGGCTGCCTCGACGGCGGATGGCAAGGCGGTCGCGGCTCAAACGGCAGCGAGCAATGCGGCGTCCGCGGCAAGCACGGCCGACGGAAAAGCTGTGGCAGCCCAGACGGCTGCTTCCAATGCGGCCTCAGCAGCGTCGACGGCCGATGGGAAAGCGGTCGCCGCACAGACCGCGGCCAGCAACGCCGCGACGGCCGCCTCCACCGCCGACGGCAAGGCCGTGGCGGCACAGACCAAGGCGAATGCCGCCGACACGAAGGCGGAGGCCGCGCAGAACGCCGTGACCGCGGTCGCTGGCACGGTCACCGAGATCGAGGCGAAGGCGAACGACATGACCGCGAGCGGTAAGCTCGCCTTCGTCGCTGTCTCGGCTCCATCGGGGGCTACGGCCGCATGGGCCCTGAGCGTGAAGGCCAGCAACGCCCGGGCCGGCTTTACGGTGCTCGCCATGAGCAACGGAACATCTCAGGTCATCGTGGATGCCGGCCAGGTCGTCTCGGCGGCCCTCGCCTCGGACGGCGTCAATCGCCGCGTCGTGCTCGACCTCAACAACGGCTCCCTGTCGTTCTGGAGGTAGGACATGGGACGGGAGCTGTATTTCGGGCCAACGAGCGTCGGCCTTGACGCCCGCATCGCGCGGCCGGGCTTCGACGCCCTGCTCGACGACGTGAACGACCGGACGAAGATGGCCTTCGCTGCGTCATGGCAGAGCATCGGCCGGATCGCGGAGATCGGCACGGTATCGAGCATAGGCGCCTGGATACCGTTCCTTCAGAGCTATTCTTCGCCTCCGAACATCGAGCTGGCCTTGCGACGGAGCAATTATGTGATCCGGGGCTACACCGAGATCACGACGACGTTCGATGGCATTGGAGGGGTCTATAACGTCGGCGGCACGCTCTACGTTGCTCACGTAGAGGCGACGCAATTCCGGGTGTTGCGCCCAACCCGCTACGCCTCGACAGGCGCTCCGGGAGATCAAATCCAGTACTTCGTGGTGCAGTAGTGGCGAGGGAGTTCTACGTCGCGAGCAACGGGCTGCGTATTGCCAAATACGGCTTCGACGCCGCCACGACGTCCGAGGCCAACCTGATCTTCAGCACCGCGAAGCAGCTGATGAAGATCGACAGCGGGACCATCGCGTCTCTGAGCGGCACGCCGCGCGTCAATTTCAGCAACACCATCCCCCTGGCCGTGCCGCCGATGGTTATCTGCGGCGTGAGAGGACAGAGCACGGAATCCGCGCCGGTCAGGGCAGACCCCGACCTGACCGGCTTCACGGTCCAGGCGGTCCAGGCCTGGGACGGATCCTACCCGGCCGAGGGGAAGCCCATCTACTGGATCGCTCTGCTGATGGGGATGCCCGGTGGCTGACGTCCCGTTCTTCGCCGGCCGCAAGGGCTCAGAATTCATCATCCGGCAGCTCGCGCCAGGCGCGAACGACGCCAACCCGAGCTTCAATCAGATCGTCTTCGACAGCCGGGGCTATCCCGGCCGCGTGCTCGGGACCGGAGAGTTCTTCTGCGGAGGGGCCGATGTTGCTGGTTATGCTATCGGAACCAGCGTCTATTATTACCTCGTTCTTGGGGAGAAGACCGTCCCGCACGGGCTAGGTGTCACGCCGACGCACGTCATCGCCACTGCCATCCCTGAGCGGGAGGACGGGAGTCCTGAGATTTGGCACTCCTGGCAGGGAGTGGACCACACCCCGGCTCAATTGGCCAGAACAGAATATGGCGGCGAGGCTTTCGGGAAGAAGCTATGCTCCGCATTTCACATTGAATACCGTTACGAAACGCAGGGCGCCCGAATAGTTGTGCGAGCCGGCTGGCGCTATACGTGGAACAGTACGGACATTAAGGCCATCACCTACCTGTGCAGCAAGACCTCAGGAAACATAAACCTGAGGCTTCGGGTCCGCTGGACTGCCCTGGAGATTTAGCATGCTGTGGATCGTCGACGAGCGCGGCTCGTTCGTCGCGTCGTACGACGCTGTCCCATACCCCGCGCCGGAGGAAACGCTCGACCGCCTGCGGCAAAGGCTCGATCCCAACAATCGCGTCGTGGACGTCCCGCCGCTCGGGCCGGAGTACTGGCATGCCCCTGATGGCGTCCCGGTGCCCAAGCAGCAGATCGCCGTGACCGCCGACAGAACCTCGGTCCAGGCCGACGAGAACGACGAGGTCGTGCTGCAGGCCGTGCCGGCGGGCTCGATCGTGGAGGTGCACGGCGCGGATGGGCTGACGACAATCCCGGCGGAGCAGGAGGGGCCGATCTCGCTGACCTTCTCCGTCGCCGGTCCCCATGTCGTCCGCGTCACGCACCCCTCGCACACCGAGCGCAGGTTCGAGCTCGAGGTCACGGAAGCCACCACCGTCCGCCGGCAGAGGCGGATCAAGCGGGCGGTTGCTTCTCACCTCGTCGGCCCGCAGGGAGCGGCAGTCGCGGCCAAGGCGCTCGCTGTCCTGACCTCGGAAGGCGTGCCGGCCACTGCTGCCGCCCTCGCTGCCGTCGCGCAGCGTCCTGAGGCGGCGGCGGCGCTCGAAGGACGTCAGTCGTCGGGGATTGCCGCAATGGCCGCTGCGGCCGGTCGCTCTGCCGAGGAGGTCGCACAGGCGATCGTCGAGACGGCGGACGCCTACTGGTTCGCGGCCGCCAAGCACGAGACCTTGAAGGCGAGGCTCACCGGGCTGGTCGAGAGGCCGGTGCGCAAGGCCGAGGTCGAGCGGGTCATCGTCGAAGCCGGACGGGCCGACATTCTTCCGAGACTCTGAGGGGCAGCATCATGGGTTACTACGCTCCGGCAGGCGCGACGCTGACGCTCGCCGCCAACTCGACCGCTGGCACGATCCAGGGGGATATGTCCGCCTTCCCTGTGACGCCGGGCATGGCCATCGGACCGGGCTCGCGCGCTGGCATCGACGGTCCGACGCGCATCATCACGACCTGGACGCCGAACGGCACGACGGGCGCGAGCTTCACCATCGACAGCGCCTTCTCCAACAACACGGCATTCGCCGCCGGCACCCCGTTCGTCATCGACAACCTCGCGGTCCCCGGCAGCGTCATCGCCCAGACGAACCTGGGCATGATCACGCTGATCAACGCGCTCAAGAACACCTTCGGCCTGTCGCTCACGCTGGATCAGGCCTCGAAGTCCTTCCCGCTCGATCGCGCGGACGGGAACGGCTCCTTCACGGAATGGCTCTTCCGCCGCGGGACCCGGAAGTGGTTCGGATGGGAGCACCGGACCATCTCCGGCACCGAGAGGCTCCTCGGCCGCACCTATCTCGACGGCGTGGTGCCGACCGAGAGCATCGACATCGACGGCTCGGACGGCACGGTCGATTTCCGCGTCGGCGAGGGCACGCTCGCCTCGGCCGCGACCACCAATCTCGGCTCGGTCCGCAAGCGTAGGATCAATATCACCGGCGCAGCGACGATCACCTCGTTCGGATCGAGCCCGAACTGCGAGAAGATCCTCCGTTTCTCGGGCGCGGCGACCGTCAACCACAACGCCTCGACGCTGGTCATTCCGGGCGGCGCCAACATCACGGTCGCCTCGGGAGACATCCTCCACGTCGCGTCCAACGATACGGGGGGATGGCGGGTTCTCAACTGGACCCGGGGCAGCGGCCAGGTGCCGTTCGGCGGGGCAGCGACCGAGACGGCGGACGGCCTTCTGACGGGCGCAAACCTCAAGCGCCTCAACGGCCTCGCGAACGGCCCGAACCTCGTGCCGAACGGTGGATTCGAGCAGGGCCTGTCCGGCTGGCCGACCTTCAGCGGCTTCTCCGACGGGGCGGCGCAGCAGGTCGTCACCTCCATCAACGCCCTGTCCGGCGGCTCCTACCTCCGGCTGAATTTCGGAGCGAAGACCACCGGCACGCTGAACGCGGTTGGGGAGAGGTTTCCGGTTGTCCCGGGCGGACGCTACGCCATCAGCGCCTGGGTTCGCGCCAACGCCGCGCTCGCGAATGCGGGCCTGATCTCTCTGCGTGCGCAGTGGTTCAAGAGCGACGGGACAGCCTCGACGACCGCCTTCTCGACGATCGGTGTCGGCTCGACGACAGCCTGGGCTCTTCTCGAAGGTCAGGTCACGGCCCCGGCCGATGCGGGCTATTGCGAGTTCCGCATGGTCGTGAACGTGACGCTTGGCGTCTCGTCCAGCGTCACATGGGTCGACTTCGACGAATGCACCATGACGCCCGTGGCATCGATCGCCGCGGCGAGCCTGCCGTCCTTCACCGTCGCAACCCTTCCTGCCGCCAACATGCAGGTCGGCCACACGGCCTGGGCCAGCAACTGCCGAGCCTTCAACGGCGCCGGCACGCAGGAGGGGGCGGGAGCCGGCACCGGCGCCGTCGTCACCTGGAACGGCTCGGTCTGGAAGATCGCCGGCACCAACGTCACCGCCATCGCCTGAGGAGCCGACCATGGCCGTCTTCGTCTACGAATTCCTGTTTCGCGGCCGCCCGCCGGGCTCCGGAGGGCCGCCCGCCTTCCACGTGATCCTCGGCGACGCGCAGACCGACGCCTTCGGCCGCGAGACGATCTCGCTCAACGGCCCGATGACGCCCGAACAGGCCGGCGCCCTCGGCTTCCCGCTCGAGACGGTGATCGAGACCATCAATGCCGACACCCTCGAAGAGGTAGGCGCCCTGTCCGCCCGTGCCTCGACGCTCGAATCCGAGAACGGCGACCTCAGGCTCGAGGTCGAGGAGCTGAAGGCCGCGCTCGCCGCCGCGACGCCTGCACCGCCCGCGGAGCCGGAGCCGGATCCTGAGCCGGCCGCGTAGAAGCCAATGCCCGGCCTCATGGCGGCAGGACAGAGAGCGCCACGACTTCGGATCGGACTCGCTACTCCGATCAACCGGGTGCCGGCGGGTGTCCCACGTCCCGATGCTGCCGAGGCCCCTCGGAACTAACGTCCGAAACCGACGGGTCCACGCCGACCCGTGCTGATAGCTGATCCCCGCCCGCCTCGCGCGGGCTTTTTCATGCCTCGGAGACATCCCATGATCGTGCTGGACATCCAGCGGCGCCTGAAGGCGCTCGGCTATGACATCGGCAGGAGCGGGCCGAACAAGGACGGGATCGACGGCGACCTCGGGGACCTGTCGCAGACCGCCATCCTGAAGGCGCTGGAGACCGGGAAGCCGGCGCTGGCGGGGATCGTCCTGCCGGTGGTGCCGCCGGTCGCTCCTGCCGTGGGTGTCGTCCCCTCGGCCTGGATGCCCGCGGCGAAGATGGCCCGGGTCATCGTCCACTGGACGGCTGGCGCCCACAAGGCGTCCGACCTCGATCGCGAGCACTACCACGTCATCATCCAAGGTGACGGCACGCTGGCCCGCGGCAAGTCGATCGCCCTGAACGACGGCGCCGGGATCAAGTCCGGCTACGCCGCCCACACGCTTAACCTCAACACGGGCTCGATCGGGGTTTCGCTCGCCTGCATGGCCGGCGCGATCGAGCGTCCCTTCGATCCCGGCAAGGCGCCGATGACGCCGAAGCAGTGGGACATGCTGCCGGGCGTGCTGGCCGGACTCTGCTCGCGCTACGGCATCCCGGTCACGCCCCGCACGGTCCTGTCTCATGCCGAGGTCCAGGGCACGCTCGGAATCGCGCAGCGTGGGAAGTGGGACATCGCCGCCGTGCCCTCCGCAGGCAGCATGATCTACGTCGGCGCGACCGGCGCTGGGAACACCATCCGTGCGGCGACGTCGGCTCTCCTGAACCCCGCGCTCGCCGCCTGAAATCCGCTCCCGGCGGCATCCGGGCATCCTCCTGAAAGGTCCCACCATGATCCGTTCCGCTCTTACGGCGGGCGCGCTCCTGTGCGCGCTCATGCTGTCCGCTTGCAACGTCACCTCATCGCAGGTGGCCGGCTTCCTCGTCAGCGCTCAGACGCTCGCATCGGCCGCCGGGCAGGCGGAGCTCGTCGCCAAGGCTCAGGCCCGTGTCGTCCAGGCCTGCGGCTACCAGCCCACGGCGCAGACCATCGCTGCGATCGCGAAGACCTTCGCGCCCTCGACGGCCGTCACGCTCGATCTCGTCGACACCGTGGCGACGGGGATCTGCGCGGCCGTCCAGAACCCGACCGTCGCCTACGCGTCCGGCCGAGCGCGGCAGAAGCGCGACGGGACCTATCGGGGCGTCCCGATCCGCGGCCAGCGCGTCGGCAACTGAACCCACTCGTCGACCGGGAGACCTGTCATGAACAGCACCATCATCCTGTCGCTCGTGCGGCAGTTCCTCCTCGCCGGCGGTGGCAGTCTTGTCACGCTCGGCTATCTCGACGCCGACACCATGAACCAGATCGTCGGCGCCCTGATGGTCCTGATCGCCTCCGGCTGGGCCCTGTACGAGCGTCGCGCTGCTGGCCTCGCGAAGTCCGCAGTCCACGCCGACCCGAAGGCGGTGATGTACGAGCTGGCCAAGGCGCCGGAGGTCGCGAAGATCGTCACGACGTCGCCGACGGTCGCGCTCGAGGTGCCGAGCCGCAAGGTCGTCGGACCGGCGGGCGGATAGGCCGATGCCCAACTCGACCCGCGCCAGCGCCGCCTATCCCGATCGGCTCGTCGAGTATCTCTTTGCGAGCATGATGATCGGCTGGGGGCTCTGGCTCATCGCGCCATGGTGGCAGACCTTCGGGAACCCCACCTACGCGGCGCTTGCGGCGCTTGCGACCGAGCGGCAATGGGGCATCTTCTCGGTATGCGTCGGCGTCGTCCGCGTCGGGGCGCTGGTCGTGAACGGCCATTGGTGCAGGACGCCGCTCCTGCGCTTCATGTGCTCGTGGTTCGGCGTCGTCTGGTGGCTCGTCCTGATCTGGCTGTTCTTCCAGAACCCGTCACCGAACCCGCCGGCCGGCTTCGTCTTCTACCCCATCTTCATCGTGTTCGAGCTGGTCTCGTGCGCCCGCAGCATGGCCGATGCCTTCAGGGCCAATGCCTTCCGGCCGCTCCGCCTTCCGAGGCTGCTCCAACTCAGCCGAGCAGGATCGCATGAATGAACCCCGGCGACATCCTGACGGGACTGATCTCGCTCTTCGGGGCCGGAGGCTTCACGGCGATAGTCGTCGGATACCTCGCCTATAAGAAGGAGGCCGCAACCGGCCGCCGCGAGCCGCTGAAGCCCGAAACCCTGCCGACGGCCAACGGCCACTTCCCGGGCTCGCACGACATCGAGCTGCTCGTGCAGGCGATCACGCTGCTGACGGCGGCCCTGACGCGCTGCGCGACGCTCCTCGAGGCGGAGGCTCACGACCGCGAGATGGACGAGGAGGCGGAGAAGCGGGCTGAGATGCGCGAGCTGCGGGAGATCGTCCGCGCCATGCGGCAGGCGCGGACGGCGTGAAGCGGCGGTCGACGGCCCCGCCGTGCCGGAGGGGCTGCCGGTTGAATTGGCGCCGGACCGCCGCTAGCTCGTACCGGAGCGACGGCCACATGTGATAAAGAGCGGCATGAAGATCTTGGTCGCCGCCCTCCTTCTCGTCATCGTCCTGCTGCTGACGCTGCTCTATCTGCTCTTCCAGCCCGGCACCACGTATCAGACTTCGCGCCATTCGCCGGGCCGGATGCAGGCCGCGCTCGGGCGGGCCGTTCTTCAAGCGGCAAAGAACGATCCAGCGACTGCAACGATGGTGCGCGCCGCAGTTCAGGCCACATCCGACGAGGATCGGGCTCTCGCGGCCGAACTGATCGCTGCGCTCCCGCAGCAGTAGTCGTCTGCCGTCTGCCTCGGGTCGCTAGCGGTCATGCTCGCCGGCCGCTACCCTCGCCAGCATGTGCAACCTCTACAGCGTCACGACGAACCAGGAGGCGATCCGGCGGCTGTTCCGGGTCGATCGCGACCTGACGGGCAACCTGCCGCCGCTGCCGGGCGTGTTCCCAGACTATGCGGCGCCGATCGTTCGGGTCGATGGCGACGAGCGCGTCCTCGCGATGGCGCGCTGGGGCATGCCGTCGAGCCGGAAGGCGCTCATGGAAGCTGCGAGCGCCCGCGCCGACAAGCTCCGCGCGAAGGGCCGCGAGGTCGACTTCGACGAGCTTCTCCGCCTGGAGCCTGACAAGGGCACGACGAACGTTCGGAACACGGCGAGCCGGCACTGGAAGGCTTGGCTCGAGCCCGCGCATCGTTGCCTCGTCCCCTTCACCTCCTTCAGCGAGTTCAACAAGGGGGCCGGCGGCGACATTTGGTTCGCGTTCGGCGAGCACCGTCCGCTCGCGGCCTTCGCCGGGATCTGGACGCCGCAATGGACCTCGGTGCGTAAGGTGAAGACCGGGCCGGAGACGATCGACCTGTTCGCCTTCCTGACGACCGAGCCGAGCGAGCCGGTCGCGTCCATCCATCCGAAGGCCATGCCGGTCATCTTGACGACCGAGGCGGAGCGTGACGCCTGGCTTCGTGCTCCATGGTCCGAAGCCTCGGCGCTTCAACGACCGCTGCCGGCGGAGATGGTCGAGATCGTCGCCCGCGGGGAGAAGAAGGATCAGGCGCGCTGAGCCCTGGCCTTAGCCCTGGCCCTCATCCGTTCCAGCTGGCGGTTGTGGGTCATGTGCATGTCCCGAGCGCCGGGGATATCGCAGATCGCTCGATAGGCTGCTTCGGCCGCTGCTTTCGCTTCCTCTTTCGTGAGGCACCTCCCGCCCGTTTCGATCGCCGGCCGGGGCCAGACGAAGGCAAACACGGACCAGTTCCAAAGGTGATCTCGGTTCGGCGCGTCCCAGCGAGGCGGCCCTAGATCCAGATAGCGCACGTGGCCGGTGCGGATCTCCTCGTCGTAGAGCGAGCCCTCTTGCTCAGGATTGTCCGGCACGGCGTGCCACGAGAGGTGCATCGGGGCCGCGCGGGCATCGCCGCCGAACTCCGCCAGCACGGCGTCCACGTCCTCGTCTGTGATGGCGGATCGTCGGTCCGATCCGGACGGAGGGCTTTCATCGGGCATGGAACGAAATAAGAACATCCGCGTCGGAGAGTCGAGTCCGGAGACGCTGATGGATGAGCCCGTACTGCCGCGAACCCTGGCCCAATTCCCTTATGTCACGGTGCGGATCGCCTGCATGGACTGCCCGCGGCACGGGTCGTATCGGCTAGCGCGACTGGCGGCTCGGTTCGGTCCTGACGTGAACCTCGAGCTCCTGCTTTACCGGATCACTCGGTCATGCCCGTGGCAGGTGCCGCCGCTGACGCGCCGCCGGAAATATGCCCGCTACTGCCGAGCCTACTATCGGGACCTACTCCATCCGGAGCCGCCGCACGAGCCGCCGCCGGATCCGGAGCCGGTTACGGCCGGGCGCCCGCGGCTCACGTTGGTCGGCTGACCTCAAGCCTCCTTCACGATCTCCAGGCACTGCCTCAGCGCAGTCAGCCTGATCGCACACGCTGCTGCGAAGACGTGATCTCCTGCTGCCTTGTAGGAGAGGCGATCTGCTTCTGTCTTGGCGATCAGAGATTGGATGCGGGCGGTCGGGGTCATGAGGTGGCGCCATCTCGGTAGATCGGCTCGGCTCCATCGAAGATGACGGCCGCTCGGTTCTCCACCTCGACGAAGGCCGGCACCTGAAAGGCTTTCGTCTCGCCACGCAGGAAGGTGGCACTTGCGGTGGGGCGATTGGCTTCCGGAATCCGGGCCAGCTCCTCATCGGTCAGGGTGCGCTCAACGACGGCCCGCCGGACGAAGGTTCCGAACTTGAACCACGGCGGGTAGCCGGCGAAGTCGACGCCCTTCTCCGCCAGCATCTTCCTCAACTCGCGCACCGGCTTCTTGAACATCGCCTTGGCCGAAAAGACCGCGTGCGCAGCCATCTGGACAGCGTTTCGTTCAGCGTCGAGGGCCCGCCAGAGGAAGGCGTTGGTCGCCTCGTCCCGGTCGGGGACGCTGAAGACGCGCCCGTCGAAGTGGGGAAGCCTCTCAGCGTATGAGGATAGCTCGGATGCCAAGATGGCTCGCGTGAAGGCGGCTGTCGCGATACCAGCGAGCACCGACGCGAGCTTCTGGACCTTGCCGTCGAAGAAGACTTGCGAGGCCGGGTTCGCCGGATCGGATTGCCAGACCAGCGATATCTCGTCCGACTGCGTGTAGCCGATGACGGCGCCGGTGGTTTCGACCAGATGTCCCGTCGCGGAGATCATCGCTTGCGACATCAGCTCGTCAAAGGGGCGGTGCATCCCTCGCGTGAATCGGGAGAAGCTGCGGCCGTCGATCCGCGCATAGATGGGCATCCCGGATGGGAGCCGGCGACCTGTCTCGACAGCTTCGTACCCCTTCATACGGTCGCCGAGATCGTCTCCCTCACCCGCCATCACGCTCTCCTTCCAGTGCTGCGCGGGCGGCGTCAGCTTCCAGCAGGCTCGCACCCTCCCGCTTGGCGCCCATGCGATAGCCCGCTTCGAATTCGTTCAGCGGCTGGGGCTTCGATGTATAGGCTAGGCGGAATGCCCATTGCCCGGCGGCGCGCGAGATCTCCTCATCGCGGATATCTGCCGCCATGGCCTCGATCGCGGCGCGGGCCTCTTCCGCGTAGTTCTGCCAAGCCGGTATGGTGAGGGAGCCAGGGACCCCGTCTTCGTCCACGTAGTCGTCTGCGACGGGCTGGTCAGGGTCGACCCCCTGAGGGACGCATATCGCCCTCGCCACAACCTCGATCATCGACGTCATCCTGGCCTCCTGATTTCGCGACGCTTCGTCACCTTGTAGCCGTGGCGTTCAAGGCAATCCTTCATCTGATCGAGGGCCTGCCATCCGAGATCGTTCGCTTCGTGGATTGGGCAGCCTCTGTTCTGGCCGACGATGACGACTTGATCGTAATCGGCGTGCGCCTGGGAAACGATCATGCCGGAGCCAAACCACGTCGCGAGACGGTCTCTGTCGCGTCTGAGCCAGCCTTGCATGGCGGCCGCCATGCTAGCGCCGAACTCGCCTCCTTCCGCGATCCGGTGTGTGTGGTCGTTATAAAGCACGGCGACTGTGTTGAACCCCATCACGCTCTCCTTTCACGCAATTCGGCCTGAAGGCGCTCAGCCCGTTTCTGCTCTCCCTTGGCTCTCTGGATCGCGGAGACGCGCTGTCGGTGCAGGCGTTCGATCTCCTCTGCCGCTCTCAAGGACAGAGGCCGTCCGTCTGCGCGTAGATCGCGGACGAGGGTCATGGGCGGCTCTTTGCGGCTGCCGCGATGCCGGCAGGGGTCAGGTAAAAACCCCACTTGCCGTCGACCTTCCGGCGCTCGATGAAACCACGCCGCTCAAGGTCATGAAACTGCTGATCGTCGTGTTCCTGCCCCTGATCGAGCGGAACCCCGTAACAGCCAGGGTTCGAGCGAATTGCCCGTATGTCCAGGCGCTGCCTGTCGGTTAGGCTGACCTCACTCACCTCTTCTCTCCCTCGATGGATTCGCAGACCGGACGGTTGGAGAGGTCGAGCAGCGTTTCAGCGTGACACGGGCTCTCCAGGCTGCACCAGCAACCGAGGTTCTTGCCGCGAAGCTCGCCGATCTCGTCTCGCACGATGCGCACGTATTCAGCCTCGTCCCGATCCGGCCAAGGCGCTCCCTTCGATCGGCGCCCGAAGAGGCAGAGGTGTCGGTGGCTGTCGACGGCGTGATACCGGTCGCAATGGATCCCGGCCCGGTAGGGGTTCCCCCACTTAGTGGTCCGGTCGACCTTCACGGTGTTCGGCGGCATTCTCCAGCCTTTCGCCCTCGAAAGCTGGGCTCGCTTCGGCCTATCCATGGCTCTCTCCTGTGGGCGGGGTGGTGGGGAGTTCGGTCGGCTCGATCACCGCCGGCACGAAGCGCATCAGCGGCACCTCCCTGACCGAGTGCGAATACCAGTCGCTCTGCTGGTGCTTCGCGTAGGCATCGGCTTCAGCCTGCGAGAGAAAGCCCGCCAGTGGCGTGCCAAGGCCGTCATCTTGGACGACCACCCATATCCGGCTACCCATGTCCGCCTCCGGGGAGAGAGCGGGCGATCTCTGCGGAAGGGGTTTTCGCGACGAAGGCGTCACCCTCTGCGATCCAGGCCCAGTTCGGCACCTGCCGTCCCGTGCTCAGGTCGAAGCTGGCGCTGCATCGGGTGCAGAACCGATGACGGTCGCGCTTATAGACAAGGGGCTTCCGGCCGCAGCAGCGTCCCTTACCGTCGAGGACGGCGAGACGGCGGGTCTGTGGCCTCAGCGTCGCGCACCATGCTTCGTAAGCATCTCGGCGACACATGGCGCACGGTCGCTCCACCATGGCGTGAAGATCGACCACGGAGCCCCGATCGCAGCAGGACGGACAGGCGCTCATCGGACGCCTCCCGTGAGGGCAGACCTAGCGATCGAGATCAGAAGATCGCGGAAGGCGGGAGGGGTGGCGGCTGCTTCAGCTTTGGGCAGCGTCGGCTTGTTGCGAGCCTTCCCGCGCTGGTCCTGGAATCCGACTTGATGCGTCCCGACCGGGCGCCGCCAGTCCAACTGCGGCGGGAGCCCGGTCCCGAAGGCGTACAGCCACGTCGCCTTGTTCGCGCGATGGCCATAGGCCGATTGCCAAACCTCGCAGACCCACCCACCGCAACTTGAGCGCTGCCAGCCTACCCCCCGTGGCGTAGGAAGATCGTGAGCGGCGAAGGCCCGCGACGTCGCTGGATGCTCGAGGACGCCGCCCCACCTCCTCACCGCTGCCAGCGCTGCGGCGAAACACCCTCCATCATTGCCCGGCCTATTATGCTCGCCGCCCCATCTCGCATAGTTGACGTTCGCCATCGCGCCCCAGAGCTGGCACGGCGGATGTGCCACGACCGGATGCGGCCCGGCATAGGCCCGCGCATCCCGCTCGACCGGCCAGGGCTCGACGCCGTCCAGATCGGCGTAACAGCCTTCGGCCTGAACATAGAGAGCTGCGACCGTCCGGACGCCTCCCGTGAGGGGGAGGGTCGGAACGGGCGGGGAACAGCGTCGGGAGAAATGTCGGGGATCCTGGTACCGACCAGTGCCATACGTTGCCGTAGCGTTCCCATCGTCATCAGACGGGCATTGCGGTGCGGCGCCGAAATCTGTAGGAGTTCCAACGCTGAAAACAGCGTCGGGGCGTAGCGCAGTCTGGTAGCGCATCTGCTTTGGGAGCAGAGGGTCGCTGGTTCGAATCCGGCCGCCCCGACCAGTCATGTCTGGAGCGTTTCGACCGTCATGCCGGCCCGTATCTACAAGCCCGCGAAAGGCGCCATGCAATCGGGTCTTGCCCGAACCAAGACATGGCTGCTGGAATTCGATCAGGCCAGCGCCCGCGAGATCGAGCCGCTGATGGGATGGACGAGTTCGGCGGACACGACGCAGCAATTGCGGCTGCGCTTCGCGACCAAGGAAGAGGCCATCGCCTATGCCGAGCGCGAGGGCATTTCCTACCGTGTCGAGGAACCGCAGGCGATGTCGCGCCGGCTGATGTCCTACTCGGACAATTTCAAGTTCAACCGCACCGCGCCCTGGACGCATTGAGGCGCCGCAAACGGCTTGCGGAAGCGGCTCACCCCCGCTATAGGATCGCGCCTCCCGCAGCGGTTCTTCTGAATCACCGGGATGCACCGCCTCGCGGCGGTTTTGGCGGAGTGTAGCGCAGTCTGGTAGCGCACCACGTTCGGGACGTGGGGGTCGTAGGTTCGAATCCTATCACTCCGACCAATTTTTCCGCTATCTATCTGATTTCGTTGACGATTATCAGACGCATGGGAGGCGGTCCCCACTTTCGGCCCCACTTTCGGCATGGGCGCTCATGATGCCTCCTGCGACAAAGTGGGACGCGCGATCGGGCTGGGCTCCGGGATCGCTCGGTCAGCGCCTCGCCACCCGACTGAGCCGTCGCCCGCTCCGAGCCGGGGAATTGGCGTTAACATCGTGATCGGTCACGACGACCTCGTGGCCTTCCTCACAGACGAAGCTTGCCCAATCGTCCATCAGGTGACGCCGTTTCGCCGAAGCGTCGCTTCGCCGGTACGCTCGCTCTGCCTCGTCGCCGACAAGATGGGCGAGCGCGGCCTCTGCAACCTCGCGCGGATGCGCAGTCTCGTTCCCCGCCCAATCCCTGAAGGTCGAGCGGAACCCGTGCGCAGACAGGTCGCCACGACCCATGCGCGGTCGAGAAGTTGGTCTCTCTCATCGTGAAGTGGCCGGCCTTCGCTAATGAGGACCACCAAAGCTAGTTGTAGGTGCTGGAGCCTTCTCCGCCGGGGTCTGCTCAGTTCACCCGGCTACAGGCCAACTGTCGCGCACGCCTTGCTGCCCCGCCAGCCCTCGCATAACCTCGCCGAGCCGGTGTTTGGGTGAACCATCCTTGGGCAATTGTAGCCCTCTGGATCGTACGCAAGCACCGGCACCGCTGACGCTGGCATTGAAGCTTCCTAGCGATGCGCGAGTGTCGCTACCTCGGGTGAGCCCAGGGGCGTCAGCATCTTCAATGCTGGGGCGTCAGGTGCTCGAAATAGCAAATGCTGCCTGGGTCGATTTCCAGGCCGACATCCTGGGCCTCCCGTCGTTTGACCTTGTCCTCGAAGAGCAGCCTCCCCGCGAGTTCAACCCGGACGACGCAGTCAAAGGATGTCGGTTGGGTTGCATCGAAGCAGTAGGCCCGTTCGGCTAGCCGAACCGAGCCATCGGCTTGTTGCTCGCCCATGCCCTCGAAAACCGAAAACGGCTCAACGCTCTCGTCCCAGTCGCGCGACCGATCATGGAAGGCGATCCGGTATGGGATGCGCGGCCCTGCTCCCAAAGCTTGGGGGCGCTCGAACCTGCGGAAAGCGTAGATCCCGCCGCCATCGCCCCGACGGTTCACGTCCATTGTGAACCCCATGCGCTCCCAGAAAGGCTGGGCAGATGCCGGCGCGACCTCGATCACAGCCACGCTGTGGCCCAGGTCGAACGCCCGGCGGATCATAAAGTCGGCGAGCATCCCTCCGAGGCCTTGGCGTCGGAAGTTCGGGTGGACCTCTAGGATGTCCATTTCGTCAACGAAGCCAATGGCCGCGCCGTCCATGAGGAGAACGTGCACATTCCGCGGATCGCGCTCGAAGGACCGCCGGACGATGTTCCAATTGCAGAAGAATCCGCGCTCCAAAATCTCAATTTCTGGGCAGCGTTCTGCTTGGCGTTCGCAAGCCGCCTCGTAGGCGTCGTTCTCCGCCCTGAGCCAAGTTTCGAGTTCATCCAGTAGCTTGGATGTCGCCGGCACGATTTCAGCCTTCATGTGCCCTCCGCCTGCCCATCGAACTAGGGCGCCGACACGCGCTTTGCGCCCTCAGCAGCGAGGGCAGGATGCCGGTATTGACGCGCGATCCAGATCGCGCAAGATGCCAGCCTTGGCAGCGCCTTCGTGCGCCGGACCTCTTGCCCAATTCCACAGGCAGGCCAGTCTGATCGCCGCAGCGCAACGGTGGATAATCCCAACCAAGGGACACCGTTGCATGTCTGCTATCAAGATTCGCGAAGATCGAGTTCGCCGCTTGCTCGCCCGCGCCGGCTACCGTCTTAAAAAGACGCCTGCGCGATCACATCTTCGTAAGTATTTCGACACGGGATATACCATCGTAGGTTATTACGACAACATAGGCGTTCTGGGCTGTTATAGCCGCATGTACGAAGCAACGCTTGAAGATGTCGAAGAGTTCGCCGCTCGGGCGCGCGTGTTCTAGTCCCCTCGGGAGATCATGTCAGCCGGCCGCACGCGCGTCGCCGCGGCCGGCTGACTCGACTCTCGTCTCATTCGTTCTCATTATGTTGCTACGCACCGGAGCGCCGATCCACCCGCTCCCGTTGCCTTCTTTCCGGGCGGCGTAGATCTTAAAAAAATATTCCCGTGCATGATGTCAAATTTAACGCACCGAGACCTACCTATGACTTCGCTGACATACCTAAATAAGCTATCACGACATCTTGCATATCTGTTTGCTTGCGCAAAGCAGGTTAATGAGCTTGATTTTGCTGCGTCGCTCAGCGGCGAATTTCGCGGCATGCAAGACCCCGGTTGGTCGACCACTATCACCGCACACGAGGTGTTCCGAGAGATATCATCTTGTGCCGAGCAAGGTCGCGCGCGCTCAAAAGCCGAGATTCGCGTCTTGTTATTTCTCTATTGTCAGCTCGCAGAGGCGGGTGGCGTCTATGAAACTATCAAAAATGTGATGGGCATCATCACTCTTAAGCCATACCTTCTGTGGCCGTTCCATGATCTTGTTAAAGTAAGAACTGCTCCGCAGAGAATTATCGGCCCTAACGCAAATGCCACGTTCAGAAATCTTGCAAAAACTGCGAACGAAATCGGCATGACGGAACTGTCATCGATTCTGGAGGGCGCATTTAGAGACGATATTCGTAACGGTATCTACCATGCCGACTACGTCATATGGGAAGATGGCTTGCGTTTACGACGCCGCAATGGGGGCCTCGCGACTAGGTTGACTTTTGAGGAGGTGAATCTGGCTTTAACAAAAGGCATAGGATTTTTCGATGTCCTCAGAATATATGTATCGAATTCCATAAGCTCTTTTCATCCATCGCGAACAATTGTCGGTCGATTAAGCGAAAATTTTCCTGCGACCTGGACTGTTCATGCAAATCCTGCCTCCGGCGCATTTTCCATTTCGAGCTCGTCACCGGGTCCGGAAACGTCGCCGGAGTTCCTGCGGCAGGAAGCGATCAATGGCCAGCTTGGCGGTAAAGTATTTTCAGTAATTTGGGACATAACCGCAGAACAGCCGTCAGAATTTATTGATTACATGCTGGATTCTGGATTCTCCCCCCACGAGGTTGCCTTGCCAAAGGTCCGGATGGCACAACTATTGGAGCAAATCGAGCTTGACGATCTCTGGGATCATCGTTTCGAGCAACCGGCTCGAAGGCGCGCGCTCCTCCTAAGTCCGTGGGGGTTTCGATATCTCAGCGAGCCCGTCGAATTCGGCAGCCTGCTCGACATTCCATCCATAGAGCTCGATGACGGAATCGTTGGAGCACCGGACAATCCGGATAGCGGACAGCCGTGATCGCCGTCTTGCTCGCCCACCGCCGCGAGGCCCGGGAGCGCATCCAGCGCGAGGCGACCGATCTCATGAACGGGTGGACGATCTGGCCGATGTCGAAGCTCGCCAGCGGGCACAGGACGCCCGCGTGCGCGACGATCGAGCAGACGCTCGTCTCTGGACCTGGGTGGCGGTCGAGATGGCTCGCCGGACGGGCGAGGACATCGGCATCAAGAGCGCCGACCGCTATCCCGATCTGGATCGAGGCCGCGCGAGCTGGCCGGCGCCAAGCGCGAGACCGTGGATCGGATCGTCGAGATATCGCGCGAGATTGCGGTCATATCCGCCGGCCGAGGCGGCGGCGCCCCTGCGCAGCGTGAGCGCCAAGATGGCGAAGCGCATATCGACCTTCGATTAAGTTGCGGGGCGATGCAGCGCGGGGCACTCTTAGTGATGCTGGCGGACTATGTGCCGCGCTTGAGCTTCTCGATGGCCCATCCGTTAGCGTCCAAACACCATTGGTGGCCAAAGGGCGTATCTCGATACTGGAAGAATGATGAGGGTATCGTCCATTGGCTGAAGCCGGATGGAGAAGTAATATCGTCTGATCCAGCTAACTTCGCTGCGATTGGCGGCGGCCACAGTGTGCGATTGGGGAATGATCCCGGCGAAGACACGCCGTGGGATTTCACATTTGAGCCAGAATTCGACAGGCCCGACTCGGCCTTCCCCCATGTTATTGAGTGGCTTCAGAGTTTAGACCGGCCTCCTCTCATTGAGGCCGGTCTCCGAGATCGTTACATCCCGATCGAAGCGGCATCGGAGCAAATAGATCAGCTCCTTGAGTGCGTCATCTCGTTGGCCGTTCGGAGCCCAATGACGCGAGCGCTAGCCGTTGCGACGGCAGAACACCTCCGGGGATCGATAAAAGTAAAGGAAAAAAACAACTTGATCTCCATGAACTTAAGAGGCACTCAGCGAAATCATGCTCGGAATATTCCGTACATTGGCAAGGTAGCTATCATTTATTCTCCAAACAGGGAGTTTATATTTGGGGACGGATTCTATAGCACCCTTGCTCCTGGCTCTTATAATCTGGGGAGCCTGAGCATCATTTGCCCTATCACTCCTCGAATCGCCGTTGTCATTCACAAACCGTCACAGTACCGCACGAGGCCACGGCTCTCCGCGATAACATTCGCCGATCAAGAAACTGATGGTCTCAACAGCGTCACTCAGATATATGCTTGCAATGCGGTTTTCTATCGCGAGGAGAAACCGACGCCATCTGAATACTTTGTACTGCGTCGGCATCAGGTTTTGGATTGGCCGAATGCGATCTGTGCATTCCTTAGGCAACTGCCTGGCGTCCAATCCTGAAGCCGGCCGCGAGAGTTGTACCGACCCCATGCCAGCCCCGTGGTGCTGGCGGCAGAGCCATTGGACGACGATCCGGACGACAGGCATCCACGGCGCCTCGGCGGGCGCGGATGATCCGGCGGCCCGGCAACGTCAACGTCGGAATGTCCTTGTTCTCGGCTTCACCTGCCGCTCGGTCAAGTTCGTGTCGAGGCCCTTGTACCCGCGTGAGGCATCCGCCCTATCAGCCGGCCTGTATCTCTGTCGGGGCAGCTTCTCTTACTCCCGCCGCGAGTAGATCGATGGCGCCGTGCTCTCTCGGATGAGCGGCGCTATGCTCGTCGGCAGATCGACGCCGAATTCCTTCCGCCGGGACCGGCTCTCCATGGCTCGCTGCGCCCGCCTGATGCTCTGCCGGTCGACCTCATAGCGAGGGTGGCGGTCGTTGAATGCGTCGACCTCGGCCATCGCCTTCGCGAGCCTGTCCGGATCGCCGGCCCGGCGCGCCTCGGCCGCGGCGCGCCTCAGGGCAGCCTGCTCTCCCTGAATCCGGCTCTTCATGTTGTGCTGGAAATTGTTCCGCTCGTGGCGGTCCGCGATCTCGGCCGGCGTGAAGCCGATCATCTGTTTGATCACGTCCTGCGGCGCCACGCGCTCCACGACCGTGTCGCCGCTCTTGTCGCGGACGCCCTCCGTCGCGTAGCGGGCCGCCTTGACCGGGTTGCGCAAGGCAGCCGGCGCCATCTTCTCGAACCCGCGAGTGACGTTGCCCCTCGCGATGTCCGCGCCGCCCTGCCAGACCTGATGCATGAGGCCGACGGGCGCGCCCAGCAATTGCTCAAGGACGTAGGTGAACTGCTGCTCCGCATTCATGTCGCGGTTGTTCGAGCGGAACCAGAGATCACCCATGCCGACGCGGCCGGAGAGGCTCGTGCCGGTCAGGTAGCCGGGAATGCCGTCCATCAGCATGCCGCCCGCGGCTTGCCCGATGAGCGTGTCCCCGGCCGCTTCCAGCACCGCCTTGCGCAGCGCCTCCTCGGGATCGCGATCGTCTCCGGCGGCGCCCATGAACAGGCCCGCGATCGACATCAGGACCGAGATGCCCGCGAAGCCTTTCAACCCGGCCATGGGGAGCGACAGCATGATGGTCGCGGTCAGCCGACCGATGGCCGCCTTGCGCTCGGCGGGCGGCAAGTCCTGCGTCGCCTGATGCAGATCGCGGAACAGGCGGTAGAGCACGTTCGCCTGGAAGGACTTCAAGGCGAAGATGGCCCGGCCGGTGCTCCCGCGCATGAGCCGAGCCTTGCCCGAGGCCTGGTTGTCGTAATGCGTCATCCAGGTGAGATCGCCGGCTTTCACGATGGCCGGATCGTGCGCCAGCCCGGAATCGCGTGCCAGGCGATAGGCGGCGAGGAAGGTGATCTCGCGGTTGAGGCGCTCGGTCTGGTGCATAGGCGCCGAGCCGAACTTCATCAGCTTCGCCCAGAAGGGATTGTAGCGGACGCCGCGATCGGCGACGCCGGCAAGGTCGTGAGCCTGCGTCTTGTCGATGACGCCGCTCTCATAGGCCTTCCCGATCGCCTCCCGCTCGTCCGCCGAGAGGCTGGGCGAGTTCGCGACGAAGGTCCGGCCGCGGAGGAAATCGACCAGGGCCGCTGCCATGTAGGCTGCTGCGCGCCTCGTTCCGACATTGCCGGTCTCCGCATCGAAGCCGAGCACCGGCACACCCTTCGACCACGCCTGATCGAGGTTGACCAAGGCCGACGAGATGTTCGCCCACATCGTCCAGAGGAACACGGCCGAGGTGACGTTATGCGACCAGCCCTTGATGTCCGGATTCATGGTGAAGTCGTGCGCGCGCCTCATCTCGTCGAAGACGGCGCCGGAGCGATACGGGTCCTTCGCGCTCTTCACCTCGCTCCCGGCCTCGTCCAGGTGCTCGCCCAGCTCCAGCCCATAGCGCAGACGGGAAATCTGGTGCGCCGAGTGGAACATGGAGGATGCGAAGGCGCGCAGCGCGTCGCTCGAATAGCCGGCCCGGTTCTTCCGGTGGAGGCGCTTCTTGCGCATCGACAGGTCCGGCAGCGTTTCGAGGTAGCGCTGCCAGACCTGATCGCGCACCGCGAGCGAGGCATGACCGGCGTCGAGGATCGCATCCACGTCGGCCACGAATTTCGGATCGAGGAAGGATTCGGCCCTCGTCTTCTCCTCGATCAGGCCGACCTCGACGGTGTTGGCCCTGTCCCGGCGCATCTGCGCGGCGAAGTCCTCGCTCTCGCCGACACTCTCGAACCGGGAGAACGAGACCACCTTCCCGTCAGCGTCGCGTACGGTGACAAAGAACCGGCCGAACCGGGCCAGGGGGAAGTAGGGGCCGGCGAGACGGTTGCTCTCGAACTGCTCGCGGAGCCGCTTCAGGCGTGCGTTGCGCATGCGACGGGTGCGGCTCTGCGCCAGGGTCCGCTTGCGATCGGCTTCGGCAACGGCCTCGGCGCGCTCCTTGCCGGTCAGGCCCTTGTCGCTGATCCGCTGCATCTCGGCGGCGTGCTCGCGATCGGCGCGCTTCGCGGCGGCGTCGATGGCCCGGCGCATGTTCGCGATGACCTCTCGCTCGCTCTGGTCGGCACGCTCCTCGTAGAAGTCGCGCGCCTTTGTATAGATGTCCCGCGCGGCCTTCGGCAGCGCCTCGAACCGCTGGCGCAGGGCGAGATATTCCGCGCGGCGCGGATCGCCGGCCTTGAGGCGCGGCGGCTCCGACGGATCGAGCTGCGCGATGGTCGTGTCGTGCATCAGGTCCGCGAGCGCCCGATTCTCTCCACGGTGGCGGAGCGCGAAGGTTCCCCATTTCTCGACGATCGGCGCGACCTCGGTGGAGAGGTCGTTGCGCATCGCGTCCATTGCCTCCTTCGTGCGGAGATATTTGCGCGCGGATGGCAGGTCGCGAGCAAGCTCCATGAAGAGCGGACGCGTCGGCACGAGCGCGAGGGGCGTCAGCTTGCCGGCCATGGCGTTGGTCAGGAAGGACGACGCCTGCCGCTGCGCCCGATCGAAAAGCGTCCCCTTCCGATCGGGCTGAAGCTCCACCGTGGCGGCTACGGAGTATCGCGTGCCGCCATCTGAGGAGACGATCGGCGCATCCCGCCACGATCGCAGGGCGGAGACCGCGAGAGCGCGAAGCTGGCTCGGCGTCACGGCGCCGAGCTGGTGGCCGAAGGTGCGGAGCACCCAGGCCTTCACCCGGCCGACGAGGCTGTCCGCCATCTCGCGGAGGCCAGCGGGCGCGCGCTCCCTGCTCTCGATCGCATAGGCGGCGACCTCCTCGGCGAGGTGCTCGGTCGGCGTCCCAGCCGCTCCGGCCCGCTCGCCCGCGTCGCGCCAGAAGGCGTCGGAGGCGTGCGACGTGCCCGCACGAGATCGGGCCATGGCCGCATCGGTTGCCCGCCGCACGCGATCGAGCAGCGCTCCCCACTGCCGCTCGCCAATCAGAGGCTGGGTGCCCGCGTGGAACATCTCATGCAGGAGCACGCTCCGGGCCGTCGCGGGCGTCAGGTTGCCGGAGACGAGGTGGATCGTGCCATCCGCCATCGTCACGCCCTGTACGCCGTCAGGCGCGCCGATCCCGTCCGGCAGGGAGGAGGCGTTGTCGTGGAGCACGATGTGGCCGGCACTGATCAGCTTCGCGATCAGAGCGGCATCCTCGCCGCTCGTGAGGTGCTCGGACAGGGCTTCCGATGACATGCCCTCCGGCTCACCATGTGCAACCGACGGCTTCGGCGACGAGAGCTTGTTCTTCATGCGCGCCCGCGCCTTGGCGACGGCGTCGGACGTGAACAGCTTGTTGCCGGCGAACGGGTCCGCCTTCGCCTCGGGCTCGGCGGCGGTCGGCCCGGCCTCCGCCTGCACCATGTCGCCGACGGGATCGAATTTCGGAGATGCCCGCTCGATCACGCGCTCGCGCGGACCCGGCTGCGTCGAGTGCGTGCGCCGCTCGCCGGTGCCGACCCATCGATCGCCGTCCTTCCTGACGGCCTCGACAGTGACGCTGATCTCGCCATCCTTGCCGCGCGAGAACGAGACGACGCGATCGGCACCGCCGCCATAGGACGGGACGATGTTGCCCGGCGTGAAGTAGTCGTCGATGCGGGCGCGCTCGGCAGCCGCCTTCTCCTTCGCGGATGGCTTGGCGGCGGGCGCGGCGACAGGCGCGGGCGCCTGCTTCTCGGTTGGCGCTGGGGCCGCCGTCTGCCTCGGCTTGATCTCCCAACGGACCTTGCCCGTCTGGACGACCTCATGGGTGGCAGAGAGGTTCAGCTTCGCGAGCCTCGCCTCGGCCTTCTCGGGCGATCCGAACGACCTCCCGACCACGGCCTGCGCCGCATTCGACGAAGCTGCCTTCATGGCGACCGGCTTCTCTGGCTTCGCCGCTACAGGCGAGCCGAAGCTCTGTGCGCCACGCTGGCGCCTGCCGATCTCGCGCTCCACCTCGCGGCGGGCCTCGATCCAACGCTTGCCCCAGCCCCCATTCGCCTTGGCCTGACCGGCGACGTATTTCAGACGCTCGCGCAGCTCGGGCTCCGACATCTCGGCCAGCGTCTTTTCGACTTCCCGCACCTTGCCTTCGGAGGTGCCAGCCGTCCTAACGCTCGGGAACGCCTTGACTGCTTCGAGCGCCTCCTCGGCCGTGGCGTCGAGCACGATCGCCCTGACCGGCCGGTCTTCCTCGGCCGCCGCGACAGCCTGATGATGGCCGTCGACGATGTGGCCGTCATTCGATACGATGACGGAGCGCTCGCCGTTTCCCTCGGCCTTCGCGCGCTTCACCTTCGCGGGCTCGTATTCGGCCTGCGTCGGTTTCAGAGCGCCGGCATCGACCTCCGTGGTCTCGTGCGCGATCCCCTTCGCATTGAGGTGGTTGACGAGCGCGCCATGGTGCTCGCTCGCGACCTGGGGCATCTCCGCCCGCGGTACGCCGAGCGCTCCGGTCTCGGGCGCGAACGGTCGGGTCTCGCCCTCTTTCTCAGCCGGCGCCTTCTCCGAGCGATCCAGAAACGCCTTGAGGTCGGCCGGCGACGTGATCTCTCCGGCATCGAATGCCCTGCGCGTCGCCGGATACAGGCGCTCGGCCCGAAAAGCGCTGGACGCCCCCTCCTTCCGCGAGAGCAGGTCGAACCAGCCGCCGTAGAAGCTGTCGGTGATCGCTCCAGCAAGGCCGCCGCCCATGGCGACAAGCCCCGTCGTGTCAGCGACAGGGGCTTGGACCGGTTCTGCGGATTCCGCGACGATAGGGGCGGCAGGCGCCTGGGGAACGCGCGGAGCATCCTCCGGCGTCGTCACCTGAACAATGCCGTTCGTGATGTCGTCCGGCGAGAGGAGTTCTACCACCCCGTCGGCGTCTTCGAACATGATCCCGTCAGAGTCCTGGCCAACGATGCGGCCGACGCGCTGACCGGTCTCATCCGTCACGACGACGACGCTGCCGGCCGGCTTCGCGACCTCGCGCAACTGAGGAGCACCAACGTCGAGCGCGCGGGCAAGCGGCCCAGCCGGCGCGGAGGCCGGAGCAACCGTCTCGGGAGAAGTCGGCGGGATCGGCTTCATCACCGGTTCGGAGGGCGCGGGGCTGGCTTGAGTAGGCGCAGAGGGGACAGTGCCGGCGGTCACGTACCCGTCCCCGGCTTCCGCCTGCACTGCTGGGTCGAGCGCCGAGAACGGATTCGAATGATCGTTCCGACCGCGCGCGCCGGAGATGGCGCCCGTGCCGGCGCCCATGCCGGCACCCGCCACCGCTCCGGCCGCGGTCTCGCGCAGGACCCCCGACCAGTTATCCTGCTCGGGCTGGTAGCTGTCCTGCGCTCGTGCGCCAGCGGCGGCCTCAAGGGCGGACTGGCCGGTCTCCTGCGCCGCCTCGGTCGCAGCGCCCTTCGCGGCCGTGCGGAGAATGCCGCCGGTCTCGCGGAGCCCGCCCGCGATCATCTTCTCGGCCCCGCGGCCGATGAGGTCGATCGACCCGGCCAGTCCTGCGGCCGCGAGCGTCTCGACGGTGAGGAAGGCGTTCTGCTTGACGGTCCGCTTGGCTTCTTCGAGCGTCTTCGCCTGCGGGGCGAGCCGGCGCAGGTCCGACCCCTTCATCTTGTCCACGTCGCCGTTGATCGTCTCGGCGATCGAGGAAGCGGACATGCCCGACGACGAGAGGAAGATGCCGAGCGCACTGCCCGCTCCGGCCGAGCCGCCCGCCGCTCGGGCCGCGACGGCGCCCACGCCGCCGCCAGCACCCACGGCCAGCATGCTCGGCGCGCTCTCGGCGATCGTGGTCGTCAGGAGGCGCGGGTCGGTGCCGATAGCGGCGACGGATTCGCCGAAGTCGCGGATCGCATCCATCGGGTTGTCGGCGATGGCCGAGAGCCAGCCGGTGGCGCCCGCGAGGTCGCCCTCCTTCATGCGCTTGCCGATCCGGCCGCCGACCTTGTCGAAGGCCTCGCGCGACGCGTGGAGCCCGGCACTGTCGCGCTTGCGGCTCTCCTCGTTGTAGTCGCGGACGCCCTTCGCCTGCTTCTCCGCCCATTCGCTGCCCATGGCGGACGCGATCTCGAACGGCATGTTCATGACGGAGCCGACGCCGCGATCGACGGCGCGCCCGATGTCGCCATACCATGTGCCGTCCGAGGGCGGGGCCGCAGGCGCGGGAGCCGGCTCGGGCTGCGCGGGATAGAGCGCGTCGGCGAGCTTGCCGGCCCGGCCCATCACGTCGTCGTAGTACTGCTGGACCTCCGGCCCCCAGGTCTCCTTGTTCGGTCCGCCGACGGTCGCCTTGATGGCGTCCTCCATCGACATGCCCTTGTCGAGGTAGCCCTTGATCTTCTGGGCGGCGACACCGAGCGCCTGCTCGGGCTGATAGGGGTTGATGCCGGTCCGGGTCAGATCGTCGTCGCTGATCCGGACGATGCCGCGAGACTTCGGACCGATCCCGCGCGAGCGCGCGAGCGGGTCGAAGTTCGAGTCCTTCTGCGCCATCGCGAGCAGCGCATCGACCGGGATGCCGTATCGATCAGCAGTGCTCTCGAAGGCCGTGAGCAGCGCGGGCTCGGGCATGGCCGGCTCGGGCTGGTCGGACTGGAAGGCGGGACCGACCGGCGCCGTGGATGCCTGACGGAGCTTCGTCTGCGACTCCGCCAGCACCTGATCGAGCGGCGAAGCCGAAAAGCCATCGGACATGACATGAACTCGAATGAGAGGAAAGGGGGCCTTCGCCGCGATCACGCGGCGAGGCTGAAAGGGACGAACCGGTCGGAGATCGTGACGCGGACGCTGTCGGCCAGGCCGCGGTCGAGGATAGTGGCAGTGATCGCACCGGCCTTCCGGCTCGCCTCCTCCCGGCGCGGGTCGCGATCGGTCGGAACGATCGTGATCTCGTGCAGACCCTCGGTGTCGACATCTTCGCGTGTCGGCACGGCACGGGATTCTGCGTCGACGATCCGATAGCCTTCCCATGACGCTCGCTCAGAGGGCGTCAGCGGTCGACCGAGCGGAATGACGGCAATCCGGATGGCAGGCACCCACGGCGCCTCGGCGGCCGCAGAAGGAGGTTCGACGGGCTCCACGATCGGCTCGGGCTTGTAATCTACCGCCGGGCCAGGGCGCAGTGCCAGCGCCTCGCCGTGGCCCGTCTCGATGCTGACCGTCGTGAACCGGCGCCGCCACGTCTCGCCCGTGGGCGAGCGGGCCAGCGTCAGAGTCTCCGCATCGACCTCAAGGACGGTCGAGCCATGCGAGAGTAAGCCGGGCGGCGGCTCGTCGGTCACGACGAGGATCGCCGTCTCGCGGTTGATGTCGCGCTGCTGGAGCAACACGCCGGCCGCGCGGGTCCGGACATCGCCCCCCAGCGGGATGCGATCGAGGACGGCGACGCGCGGCCGGCGTCCGAGCAGACCGGCAGCATCCGCGATGCGCAGGCCCCCGCCCGCGAGCTCCGGAAGGAGGTCGAACCGCGCGGCGGACATCACGAGCGGCAGCGGCGTGGTCACGCCGCGGGCGAGGCGCGCGGCCTCGATGTCGAGCGCGTTCTGGTCGGCACGGCTCCCGTCGACGGCAACGGCAACCGGCACCGACGCACCGGCAGGAACGCCGAAGAAGCCAGCCAGGGCGGAGCGTTTGCCGAACCTGTCCGGACCAAGGCCGCTGCCGGGCGCACCGGCAGCGAGCGCCACGGCGAGGTCGGCCGCGATCTCGCTCGCCGGTGCGCCGGGCGAGCCGACGAGAAAGTGCAGGTGTCCGGGCTCGAACAAGTCGGCCAGGCGGTTCGTGCGGAGGTCGGAGTGAAGGCGCCAAGACATTGAGGGTTCTCTCGATCAGGTGTGGGATCAGGCAGCGGGCGGTTGATCGTCAGGGCGGCCTGCCAACGGCCGCTTGACGTGCCGAGGTGGCTCGGGAGCCCTCGGCGAAGGGACGGGAGCCGGCCGGGCTGGCGGGGCATTCTGGTCGAGCCCACCCTCGACGAGGGTGAGCTTCGGGGTGGCGCGCGACGTTTCGCTGGACACGGTCATGAATGTTCCTCCTCGCGTCCGGCCTTTTCGACCGGTTTGATTGACGAGCCTGAGATCGATTTTATGAACACAGCGAGCGAGCTCTCAGGCTGCACACCATGATCTACGTCGAGTTTTTCGCCGTACTTTTTCGGCCGCAACTTGCCTGCGAGCCACTTGCGCGCCTCAAAACGAAGACGAGAGCGGGCAACAGCCTCCGCGTTGAAGATCGGGCCGCCTTTTCCCTCGATGAAATCGTTCCGGCCGTCATCGACGATTGCAAGCACCTCCTCTACAAGGTGGTCTGCGGCTGCCTCCTTTGCTCGCGCGTATTGCTGTCGGAACTCGTCATGAGTTTCCAGCCACCGGAAGATTGTCCGCGGTTCGACGCCGATGGCCTTCGCGGCCTCGACCGTCGATTTCGCTTCGGCGATCAGGTTGAGGAACGGCTCGACGCGCTCGGGGCTGTAGCCGGAGGGGCGCCCGCCGGGGTGCTTGGTCGCGGTCACTGGAACGTCCTCGCAAGCACGGCCTCGACCTGATCCAGGCCAAGGCGGTCGAACAGGCCCCGCGCCTCGACCTCGTCCAGGCGGGCATTTTCGGCGAGGATCAGGAGCGCCGCGATCCAGTGAATGACATCGGGCGGCTCGCGGCGCTCCTCAGCAGCCCACTCCGGGAGCGGCTTCACGGCGAGCAGCATCGCACGCGCCAGTTCGGCGGGCAGCGCATTCCGGCTGGTCGGGGCGGCATCAAGATGGACGGTCGTGATCATGGCGGCTTCTCGTGCTGGCGGGCTCGCCTCACGCGGCGCGGCCCTGCGCAAGGCGGTCGATCTCGCTTGCCGGAACGACCGTCCGATGGCCGATCTTCACGAACCTGATGCGGCCGTCCTTCGCGAGCCGGTACAAGTTGGCGCGGCTGATCGAAAGCAAGACAGAGGCTTCGTTCAAAGGATAGGCCGCACGATCAGGGATGATGCGAAAGGTATTTGATGAGAGCATTGCAATCCCCTGGCACGACATAATGTCGTAGCGAGTATCTGCGCGACCAAAGCGATATAAACACGGATCGCGCCGTGACCGAAGAGAGGGATCACAGAGGGGAGAGCGATTTTTTTATTGCTGAACTGTTAATTTGAAACGCTTGCCGGTGACGTGGGCCGATCAAATCGGCGAGGTGCGGCGAGACTCTGAAACGGCCCTAGCCTTCCCATAGCTAGGGGTGCCTCCCTCCCTCCGGCAGGTCTGTCCAAGGCCGACCAGTCCGTATCGAGCGCTCGTGCCTCGGCCGCCGAAGGGGTTAGGCCGGTTATCACGGAAGCATATCTTTATAGAGGGGCAATGATCCCCTTCTGTTCTCTTTTCCGGAAATGCCTCCGCTCTAACCGGTCTAACCCTCTATTTATGAAAATACATATATATATCATATATTTAGATATTGTAGTTAGACAGGATGAGACACCGGCCCAGCTACCGGTGTAACCGGGCTAACCACTCCCGATCGTCATTGGCGGATACAGCGATGGACCGGTCTAACCCGGCCTAACCCTCCCTAACCTCCCGGTCTAACCCCCCCCCTGCTTCGAGAGCGATCGGGGTGAGGGCGGGAGCTTCCATTTCCGTAAAAGCTGTAGCTGGGATGCCAGCTCTTTGCCTGCCCACGATGGGGGGCAAGGCGACCGATGGGAGGCCAAAAAAGCGCCCCGGCGGTGGGCCGAGGCGCATGTTGCCGGCGATGTCGGATTCGTCAGTCCCGGCAAAGGACGTAGGTGACCGCCGGAGGTCCGCCCTTCGGGCTCTGCGTCTTGATGACCTCGATCGTGCCTGCCTCGATTAGCGACGCGAGCGCGTCTTTGAGCTCCACTTGGCGCAGGCGGCCGTCAAGCTTCTTGCCAAGCCCCGTTCCCGTGAGGCTTCCGCCCGCCTCGGCGAGGTGCCGTACGATGAGCTTAAGGTTCCCTTGGGGCAAGGTGTCGGCAATGCGATATCGGGCCTCTCGGGACATTGTCTCCGCGGACCAGCGGGCGAGGTCGCGCCCCCAGGCCCAATCCTCCGCCGTCACCTTGGCGCTCAGGCCGGCGCGGCCGACGGCATGGATCGTGCTCAACCGGACGGCCATCTCGGCGACCCGGCCCCATAGCTCGTTGCCGTCCGCCTCCATGCGGTCGGACGCCTCCGTGTCGAGGGCGAGCCAGGCGTCTCGGATGCCGTCGTCCACCCATCCGATCCTGATCTTGCCGTGAGCGTCCCGGAGGTCGGGGTCGCCGGCATAACGCTTGATTGCGGTCGTTCCGATGATCTCGGTGACATCCTCGTCGAGGTCGCCTCGACAGGAGGCGAAGAGTCGAGCGAGCGCGAAACGGATCGCGTCCGGAATCTCGTGCCGATCCGCGACGGGCTCGACCTTCGGCGACTTCCTCGAAGTCGCCAGAAGCAGGATGCGATTTAGGAACCCGTTCGACACCTCGGCCGATCCCAAGGCGTCGAAGAACTCGTTCGGGTTCGACGCGCCGAGAATAGACAGGCTCGGCCAGCGGATGTCGGGGTCGCGTCCCGCCGCCCGCTGCTCGCCCGCGATCACCTCGAAGGACGATCCCCAAATCTCGCGCAGGATTTTGGTGATCCCGCGCTCCCAATTCCCCGCCCGTGGGCCGGCGATGCGGCTGATCGTGTTGCCCAGCTCGTCGGCGACGGACAGGGCCAGCGGAAACTCGCTCACATGCCGCGAGATTGCGACCATGGACGTGAACCCGCTCGGCCCGACAAGGCTCTCACCCACCTCGCGGACGAGTGCCTGCGCCCGCTTCATCGGATGATCCTTCCCGCCCGCGCTCGGCGCCAGCATGGCGACATAGAGGTGCACGCCAGCATCGGTTGGACCGGCCACGCGCCGGCCGATCACGGTGCCGAGAACAGTGACGGCCGCGGCGAGCGAGAGCGCGCGGTTCGGTTGCCGCGCTGAAGCCGTGATCCAGTCGACGATCTCGCCCAGCAGCCCGGCCGGGCGCGTCAGATGCTCTGGCAATTCCCGGCCGGCAGGCGCCGGCCCCGCCTCATGCAGCACCTCGCCGGTCTCGCCGTCGTAGATCGTCCCGTCCTCGCTCCGGCGAGCCTCACGGGCCGGCTCCCGATCCCGCGTGCCGCGGAAGTTCAACGGCTCGCGCTCGGCCCCCTGCCCATCGTCTCGCAGCGGATCGGCTGGGTTCTGGATGCCGGCCTCGATGCCCGACGTGATCGTCTTGCGAACCTGCCGAATGCCATCGTCGCGGGTGAGCCCGCAAGCATGGGCAGCCTCCTCAATCGCGGCCTCGACCGTGCTGCGGTCGATCCAGCCGGCCGCGACCATCCTGCCCGTGCGAAATGCAATCGCGTTGAGAGCCTGGTTCCGGCCGCCCCTCCCAGCGCTGGAAAGCTCGCGGACGTTCCCGTCCAAGGCGCGGCGCGCATAGGCCACCTCGCGGGCGCCGGGCGGGGATGAGGGCCGCGGCTCATCCGACGATCCGCGAGGATCGCGCGGCGGCGCCGGGCGCTCGGCGTGGTCGGACTTCGGGGCGCGAAGCCGCTCCGCGATGTAACTGGGCAGGACCGGGATCAAGTCGTTAGCGAACGCCTCGACGAGGTCCGGCGCGCCCTCCATCGGGCAGTAAGCACGGCCGTTCGGGAGCACCGAGCCGCAACCGACGACGTAGCCGCCATCTGCCCTGACATCGACAGCCGGCGCCAAGAGGCTCGCGGAGTTGCGGATCGGTTCGCCCTCGGGTTGCCGGAAAAACGCATGGATGCCTCCGCTCGGCGTCTCGACGATCGGAGCGCCGGTCGGGACGAGATCACCCCCCAGGAGGCTGGTGAGTGCCGCAACTCCGTCCGGGCCGTTGTGGCGATCGCCGTCGAGCACGACCAGCCCGGACTTGCCGCAAGCGATCCCGACGAGCGCTTGAGGATACTGGCTCCACCAAGTCTCGACTCGACCGAAATCGTCGGTCGCTTCTTTCGGCCATTCCCGAATCAGTGGGCGCTTGTTCGGCCCGCACGGGAAGACGTGCCCCCCCGCTGCAGCGATGAGATGAGCGGCTTTGTAGGCCGGGTTGGCGTCGCACTTGTCTCTGCGGCGAGCATGGTCGCGGAGGTATTGCACGAAGTCGAACCGCCGATGCTCGACGGTGCGATCGGTAGAGAAGCCCGAGGGCGTCTCGGCCCACTCCGTGGTCGAGGCGCTAGACATCGCGCGCCTCCGTCTTCGCCTCAGCCAGCGCAGCGAAGATGATCCGCTCCACGTCCTGCCGGGGCATCTCCGAGAGCATCGTTTTGGACAGTTCGAGGATGAGATCGGCGAATTTGCTCCGCTCTCGGTGAGAGCGCCCAGGCGGCGGCGCGCCGAAGCGCCAGTCGCCTTCGCGGACGCCGGACGCAAAGGCGATCCGGCGCTTGTACTTGGCCGGGTTCACCCCGGCCCCGATATCGATCGACCGTTCGGCGAACGCATCCAGCGTGCTCGGGTCGTAGCCCGCGGCGAGCGCGACCGCGAAAGCGGCGGTGGCGACGCGCTGAAAACCGGAAACGGCCTGCGGGAGCGCTGGCGAAATCAGCATCGGCGTGCTATTCATCTGATCGTTCTTGAAGTTGCTTTCGATATCCGGTCCCGCGTTGGCGCGCGGGGCCGTTTCTTTTTCGTCGGGCGGGTCTCCGATCGGATCGTGAAGCGCGGTCATGACTACGCGACCTCCCCGGCGGTGAGGCGCGCGATCTCTCGGGCGGGAATGAACGTCCGCCCCCCGATGCGCACAAGCTCAATGAGGCCCTGCCGCTCCCATCGATAGATCGTGGCGCGGCTCGGATTGCCGAGAATGGCCTGCCCCTCCGCCAGAGAATGGAGGGCGCGCTGCGGGAGCGTAGGCGAAGAGCCAAACTGGCTCGCCGTAGACTGGACTGGACTAGACACGAGCATCCCCAT